ACTTTACTGCCGGCGGTAGGGACCATCAACGGCGCGGCCTCGGTTACGGTTAATCCCGGTGGGTCCGGGTTCATCATTGATAACGGGTCGCTCTATATTACCGTGGGCATCGGTCTTAGCCAGACGGTCGGGTTCGATTACACGACGATCAATATTGCCGGTGGTCCCGGTAATTATGTGCTGTCTGGCACTGAACTTAACCGGGTGTCGTACAAGCTGACCGGCGTCCTAACTGGTAACCGATCAATCGTCGTGCCAAACACAGTTCAGCAATATTGGGTCGACAACTCGACCACGGGCGCTTTTACGGTAGACGTAAAGACGGCGGCTCAAGTTACGCCGGTTGCGATAACGCAAGGCCAACGAGCTATCATGTACTGCGACGGAACTAATGTTCTTGATGCCGATACGCAGGGTATTGCGACGCCAGTGGCCATCGCGCAAGGCGGCACGGGTGCTACGACGGCACCTAATGCTCGCACTAATTTAGGCTCAACAGCGGTAGGTGACGCGCTATTTATTGCGGCTAGCGCAGCGGCGGCACGTACGGCTCTCGGGTCCGGTGCCGTGGGCGACGCGGTCTTTACGGCTGGTACTTTCGCGGCGGCCGGCGCTGCCATGAACGCGGCCATACTCAATCAAGCTAACAGTTTTTCCGTCAGTGGACAGACCATTTCAACCCTTGGGACTTCGTTTCTATTATCCCTCGGTAGTAGCGATGCTGGGTCGGGCGAGGCGGTGGCCGCGCAATTTGCGCGCTCCAGCGGCAGCCCTGCCGACAACGATTTGTTGATGTCTCTGAGGTGGATGGGTCTTTCCAACGGACCGGTGCAGCGCGAGTTTGCCGGCATGGTAGCTAAGGCCGTGCACGTTGCAAACACGGCAGAAGACGGTGAAATGCGGCACCGCACCATAGTGGCCGGCGCCGTGGCCGACCGCATGGTATTGGGCAAGGGCCTTCGCATTCAAGGCGCAGCCGGCGCCGATCCTACTGGTGGCGATACTGGAATCGGTTCAATCAATGCGGCTGGGTTGTATTATGTCAACGGCAACCCACTAGCGCTATCTGACATCATTACTACCGGCACCACGGCAGCGCCGGGTCTGTCTGATCACGGAAAACTATACGCGCCAACCGGTGCCGGCTTTACGTTGACGTTGCCGCAGATTTCGACCGTTTTTCAAGGCTACAAGGTTGGCATTCATAATTATTGCGCCTCCGGCACTTGCATAGCCAATCGGTCATCGACTGACACGATTATAAGTCAGGGTACTGGTGGTCTCACCAGCCTTACCTTGCCGACGGTATCTGACCTAGTATGGTTCAAGGCCGACGTTGCCAATTCGCGCTGGCTGGTCGAAGGAGAGCGCAGTTTCGAATCCACGGCGGTGGCTCTTACTACCGGCGCTACCAACACTCAAGCACACAGCCTTGGAGTACGGCCCAATTACGTGCAATTGTTCGCTCGTTGCGTCACGGCTGATAGTAACTACGCAGTGGGCGACGAGATACCGATGCCGGGCCAGTGCTACGCCGGGAGCAATGCCATTCAGAAGGCGTGCGATGCCAATGCAACCAACGTCTACATCATCCAAGGAACCGGCGGTGATGCTGCTAACTTCCGTCTTCTAGATCGTACCTCGCCGGCCGCGCAGATATTGACCACGACGGCCAGTTGGAATCTCGTTGTACGCGCTCGCGTGGTGAATTAATGCCTGAGTGGACGCCAGTACCCATTCTTTTTAAGGCTGGTATAAAGCGAGACGGTACCCAGTTTGAAGGTAATTATTGCGTGGATGGTAAATGGTGCCGGTTCCTTCGCAATGGTTTGCCGGCAAAAATAAACGGATACCGCAGGCTCTCTTCATCGCTGCAAGGCCCGCCGCGCGAACTACATAACTTTAATAAAACTGGATATACATACGCGCACAACGGACACCAGGGCGGCATCGAGCGCGTGTTACTGGACTCGATGGGTAACGTCGCCTCCATCGTGGATCGGACGCCGGCAGGATTTACCGTCGATGTTAATAATGACTGGCAGATAGAGGAGTTATTTGACGCTACCGGTTCCAAGACGAGCATCATTGCGCATGCAGCGCCGAATCTCGTCAATATTGATAACGCGACGGCCTTTCCTTACTACGTTGGTGATATCGACGGCGTCGCGGCGCTTACCGTGGTTGCGGCAACCGATTGCTCGGGCGGCGTCTGCACGTTGCACCCGTACGTAGTACGCTATTCGTCGGACGGCTTCATCGGGTGGTCGGTTCCGAATAAACCGGCCGATATCGTCGGCGCCGGGTCGGGTAATGCGCGCGTCACGGGGCAGAAGATCATCAAGGGCCTTCCGTTGCGCGGAGGAAGTCAAGCTCCGGCTGGTATTTTCTGGTCCATTGACGCCATCATCCGCTGCTACTTCGTCGGGACGACCGCTGGTACGTTTGCATTCGATGAGATCACTAATCAGGCGTCCATTCTTTCGGCCAACTCGGTAATCGAGTACGACGGCATTTATTACTGGATTGGTGTCGATCGGTTCATGATGTACAACGGCGTCATTCAAGAAGTGCCCAACTTTTTGAATTTGGATTTCTTCTTTGATAACTTGAACTACGGATATCGCGGCAAGGTCTACGCGTTCAAAGTGACGCGGCGCGGCGAAATCTGGTTCTGCGCTCCGTTGTTCGGTGCTACTGAACCTAACTGGGCCGTGATTTACAACGTGCGCTTGTCGCAGGCCCTCGGCTATCCAGTGTGGTACGATACGCCGCTTCCAGACAGCGGGCGCGGCGCGGCGGCTTATGCGACCGTTCTACAATCACCGCTGATGACCGGCGTGGACGTGGCGTCCGGAACCTATTCGCTATGGCAGCACGAATACGGCGTGGACAGGGTTGACGGGGCTAACGCCTATGCGGTAGAATCTTACTTTGAGACGGCGGACATGATGTACGCCACCATGCAGGCGGCCCCGGAACTGGCTAATAAGGCAATGCACTGCGAATTTATCGAACCGGATTTTGTGCAGATCGGCGATATGACGGTCCAAGTAAGCGGTCGCGTCAATGCTCGGTCGCCACAGGTATATAGCAACCCAGTATCGTTCCCGGCATCGGCGGCTGGTGATTCTTTTAAGGAACTCGTGCCGATGAGAGAAGAACGTCGGCAGATGCGATTTAAGTTTAGTAGCAATGTTGCCGGCGGCTATTATCAGATGGGGCAAGCGTTAGCACATATAGGCCCGGCCGAAGGAAGGATTCGGTCATGAGCGTGGCAGTAGTTCCGAATCCAATAGGTCTTACGTTCAATCGATGGTCGGCGGAACTGTGCCATCAGGACGTAACGGTACCGTTGCCATTTTCGGAGGATCGCTGGCGAGATTGGGGAGCGCAGTTTTTGCTAGTTTCCGGGGCGGACCCGGCATTACCAAGTCCGTATTCATTTAAAAAATGGCAGGACTGGGCTAGAGAGTTAAAGAAAAGCTTAAACGCATGAGAGGGATTGATGGTTAACCATCTGACTACGCAATTTCGGCGCGGCGGCCTCAAGGTGGCGGCTAATGCCGTGCGGAGCGCAGGGCGGTTCGGAGACAGGCACTTGGTGCACGTCAACGATCGAGAGCTGCGCCAGATGACGGACGCTTGGGGCGCCCCTACCGTCAATCCCGATACCGGTCAACCGGAGTTCTTTGACTTCGGTGGCCTTTTGGGCGACATCGTAGGCGGCATTGGGGACGTTGTGAATGCGGTCGGGCCTATCGCCGGCCCGATCATGAGTCTGTTTACCGGGGCGCCCGCCGCGCCCGGAACCGGTCAGCAAACTACCTATACGCCACCTATCGGTCAGGGTGGTCCGCATCTCACTACCATTGCCGCTCCGAGTTCATCGTCATCGCCGCTGTCTGGCCTAGCCAGCGTGCTAGGTGGATTCTTCAACCCGAAAAAGAACCCGGTCGGCATGGGAGCGCTCGTTTCGCTCATTGATGCGCTTTACCCACCAAAGACACCATCCGTGGCCCAGCAATTTGCTACAGTGCAGAACGCGGCAACGAAAGGTGTTCCTGGATGGAATACGCCGCTGCCGACCGCGACCTATAACAACCCGCAAGTCATGCCGACGGGTGATCTCACTCGTTATGGGGAGACGGGCGGGCAGGACTTCTATCCCGGCACGGACATGCCGGTCATTCAGAAGGCTCGAGGAGGCATGGGTCGCTTTCTAAACGGACCGGACGGCGGTCAAGAGGACACAGTGCCGGCCAATCTTTCGGACGGTGAATACGTCATGGACGCCACCACCGTATCCGACCTCGGAGACGGCAATCCCGCTGCCGGGGCTAAGAAGCTGGATCAGATGCGCGACCGCATCGCCCGCCATAAGGGCCGCCGGAAGCGCGTTCCTAACAAGTCTCATGCGAACGCGCTGGCATACCTTCCGGGAGCTAAATAAATGAGCATCGGATCATTTCTCTTCGAGGGTACGACGCCACCGCCTAAGACGACGGCGAGCAGCACGTCCACTCAATACCCGCAATGGTACACCGACTATCAGAAGGGGTTGTTGGCTAAGGCGGATGTTCTCGGAGCGCAGCCGGCACCCGTCTACGGTGGGCAGCGCGTCGCCGCCTTGCAGCCGCAACAGCAGCAAGCTTTCAACTTGGCGAGTTCTAGTGTCGGTAAGTACCAGCCGCTGTTGAATGAGGCGCAGGCCGGTTACGAGTCGGCCAGCAATCCGAATCTTAATTCGGATGTGTTTAACTCATATAAGTCTCCGTATATCAACGATGTGGTAAATCAAATTGCGACGCTGGGTAACCGAAACCTGATGGAGAACGTGCTGCCCAACGTATCCGACCAGTTCATCAGGTCTGGCCAGTTCGGCTCGTCACCGCAAGGAGAATTTACGGCTCGAGCCATCCGGGACAGCGATGCTAACGTCCTCAATGCGCAGACGCAAGCGTTGCAGGCGGCCGAAGAAGCCGCGATGTCTAACTACCAGACCGCCATGGGCCGCCAGATGACCGGCGCCAGCAACCTTGCTGGCCTCGCCGATACCAGTCAGGGCATTGGCCTCAAGGATATCGGAACCCTAGAGGCTGCTGGTTCGGAACAGCAACAGCAACAGCAGAAGAATCTCGATACCGCATACTCCGATTGGCAAGAGCAGACGGCCTATCCTCGCAATACGGTGGACTGGATCAGTCAAGTTCTCAACGCGCAGACCCCTTCGGCCGTCACGTCGAACGTGTCCACGCAGCCAGCGGGATACGTCAATCCGTCGCCGTTGCAGAGCTTCCTTGGCACCACGGCGGCCTTCTCGGGCCTCAAGAAGGGCGGCCTCGCCAAGTGTAAGGGCGGTCGCATGAAGTATGACATGGGCGGCCCCGTATACCCACGTGCCCTCCGCGTGGCACCGCCGCCGGTCCCAATGACGGATGACTCGCGCTATGGATGGATTCGCAATCGATCAGTACAACCAATGGTGAGTCCGCCATCTCCGACAGGTGCCGATCCGCGCTACGGATGGATTCGCCGTCCATCAATTATGCCGAATGCCAGGAAGGGCGGCCTCGCCCTCTGTGGAGCATAGCCGATGGGCGCCTTGCAGATTATGACCGATCCGCCGCAGGATGATGTTGATCCGCAGGACGCGGCCGAGAATGCCTTGGTCGGAGGCGCGGAAGGTTACGGTGATCCGGCCACGGGCTATGGCCTCGACATCAACGATCCGTCAGCGTGGATACCGGACACGTCGTCCGCTCAATCTGCCTTGGCCAAAATGCGTTCGCTGTCCGAGTCTTATCTCGGCGGCGAAGACATGGGGCAGGCATTCGACGAGATAAAGCAAAGCAAGTTGAACGCCTTGCGCGCGGCCCGCGCCGCGTATCAGCCGCCGGTTGATCGCTCAAACCTCGCCCGGCTGGCGCTTGGCGCGGCCATGATGCAACCGACGATATCCGGGCATCTAAGCGAAGGCATCAGCAACGGGATACAGGCGATGTTGCCGTGGTTGGCGGCGCAGCGCAACACGGAAGATTACAACCGGCAGGGTCTGGCGGGAATAAGCGCTCAGGAGGCAGAGCTTCCGGGCGATATTCTGTCGTCTCGCCTCACGACCGGCACCGATCTCTTGACCAAGGCACAAGAACTTGAATTCAAGATTCGCGACCTGCAACAGCGCGGTCTATGGCAGCAGATGAGCGCGGCGGCGCGGCTCAAAGCCGCCAACATCATGGCGCAGGCTAGGCGCGATACCGCGAACATTAATCAGCAAGGTAGCAACGAGCGGCGCATGCAGGGTCTCGTTCAGCAGGCGCAGACGCTCGCCAAGCAAGACGCGCAAAACCTCATTGCCATGCATTACAACCTGCCCGCCGATCAATACGACAAGTGGGTGGACGACCGGACCGCCCATATCATGCAAAGCTGGGGATACAAGCCGGAAGACTATCAGGGTGTGTTCAACGTCGGGCAGCAACCGAACCCGGCGGAGGCTGAACTACAAAACGAACTTAGCCAGGAAGCCGTGCAGCGCGACCCTGGCGGGGCTATTCCCCCTTCGGCCGCCGCGCCGGGCGCGTCTGGTCCGCACCCCGGTGACTTCCATGTTCCGACAGGCTCGACTGCCACGCCCCCGGCGGTTAAGCCTCAGACGGCGGCAGCTCCTCCTCAACCGGCTGCCGCCGTCGCCACCCCGGACGCTACCATAGCGGCGGCTGAGAACGCAACCGGGTCCGGCAATGATTGGAGCAGAGCTGCCGCTCAGTTAACGCCGCAGGAGCAGAAGGACGTTGATACGGCGGACGAGAATACTAACACTCTGATGATGGCTGAGAAGGGCCTCAATGACGCGTTGGCGCTGAACGACAAGGCATGGGGTGGGGCGCTGGCGGGTGCGCATGCATGGGTGCAGCGCAATCTGCGCGGCGTCGTGCCGGGTTATCACATGTCCGATGAGGCCGTCAACACGACCAATTTTCAGAACATCATCGACCAGCAAGTATTGCAGAACCTAAAGGCGTCGTTTGGCAGCACCGGCATCACGGAAGGCGAGCGCGCTTTCTTACGGACCGTGCAAGGGTCGGTCAATTTGTCGCCGGAGGAGCGGAGGCCGATTCTGGAACGCGGCAAACTGTTCATTGCTAAGCGGCGTCAATACAACGAGTGGAAGTCGAAGGCTATCCGCGACGGCAACTACCGCAATCAGTCGTACGCGGAATATCTGAAATCGATCAACGACCCGATGTACGAGCAGATAGTGGGGAAGACGCCATGAACGTATCGAACTTTTCGACGGCGGTTAACGACCCCATATTTCTAGTGAAGGAGAGGTCCCATGTGGGTCCTATGGTTGATACTTGGTGTGGTGGTCTTAAGGATCGCCATGTGGCAACTCGGAGTGTGGTTCGTCCAGCGCTTCCGGTAGGAGGCGCCTGATGGGTGCCCTCGCGGACCTCGCGTTGACCGCCTTAAAGCGGGCGGCAGCGGGATCAGCCACGGGCGCCGGGATGGCCGCCATTACGTCGGGCGGCGATCCTTCGGCCATCGGGACGGGCGCTATCGGTGGCGGGATTGCCGGCGGGGCGACCACGGGCCTCGGGCTGACGGGCGGCGCTCTGGCCAAGATGGCAGGCACCATGCGCGACCCGGCCAACCGGGCGCGGGCCATGCTTTTGAAGCGGATGGAGATGGACAGCCTGTCTCCGTACGAGCTGGGCATGCGGGCCAATCAGGGACGACCCGGCGTGACGCCGTTGTTCACCCACGGCAAGCGCAACCTCTTGACGCTGACGGAGATGGGCTATCAGCAACCGGGTCCGGGTCGCAACGTCGTCGACGACTATTACAAGCAATTCTTTCAGAACCAGGGCAACCGCGTTCAAAACGCCGTCAACTTCCATCTAGGCGCTGATCCGCGTGCCACGCAGACAGTAAAGGCATTGCAGACGTTGAAGCAGGCCGCCGCCGACCCGCTGTATAAGGAAGCGTACGCGAACCTTCCGGACTTCCACGATGAGGAGATGGACGACATCTTGGCACGGGCGGAGAAGCTGGGTGCCTTCGGCAAGATGCAAACGATACAGACGGCGGACAAGAGCGTGCCGCAGGACCTACCACGGTCCGTCGAGTTGGAAGACGGAACGAAGGTCTACCGTATGGGGACGCAGCACGCAGACCTCGTGAAGCGCGGCCTGGACTCGATCATCAACGACCATACCGACGACATGACTGGGCGCATGGACGACGTTGGCCGCGCCGTAACCGGCCTCAAGAAGCGTTTCCTCGACCGCATGGACGAACTGAACCCGGCATACGCGAAGGCGCGCAAGGCATGGAGCGATCCGACTACGTCGCAGAATGCCGTTAACATGGGCGTCAAGTTCCTCAGCACGCCGGTCGATCAGATGGACCACTGGGTCGAGAAGTTCGACCACCTGTCGGACGGCGATCAAGACTTCTTTCGCACGGGCGTGGCCACTGGCATCCGCAACCGCATGCTGTCCGGCACGGAAGGTCAGGATGTGGTGAAGAAGTTCTTCACCAACAAGGCGTCGCGCGAGAAGTTGCGGGCCATCTTCCCCGATCAAGCGTCCTTCGACGCGTTCGCCCGGAGCATGGACGAGGAACTGCGCATCGCCGGAAGCAAGAACGTCGTAACCGGCAATTCCCGCACGGCGGGCCGTCAGATCGAGCAGAGCCAGCTCGAGCCGCAGGACCTGGACCTGTTTGGCGACATCATGCATCTGGCTCGCGGCAACCCGATTCCGCTGGTCGGCAGCGTGTGGCGCCGCTTGCAGGCCAGGGGCATCGGTCCGGAGACGAGCCACGAGCTGCTAAAGATGCTGTACGAGAGCGACCCCGGCAAGATCAAGGCACTGGCATCTACATTGCGGGGCCTGCAACGGAAGACGCGCGCCATCCAGACCGGAAAGGGCGCGGTCGGAACCGGGGTAGCCGGCGGGGCGGGCGCCCTGGCCGGCGTCGATATTGGGCAGGACTTCACGGGTGGGCCGGGTGATGATAGTACGGTGTCACGCGACGATCCGGTCGACATCGACTCCATTCCTGGTGTACAGTAGCATCATGGGCGCCATATCCAAGATCATTCAAGAATTGAGGGCCGCCGCTCAGTTCGGTGACCATGAGATGCGGCAGACGGCCTGGGAGAAGCTGTTGGATGAGCATGCGGTCCAACCGGGTCATATTCGTCCCATTAGTGCTGGAGACCTGGGAGCCGATCCGTCCTTGCAACACGACTTGGACCGCTACGTCAATCATTTCAACATCTATCACGACCCCAATGCTGAAAAGTACCTGACCGGGGGTGACTGGCGCGACACCCACGAGGACGACGCCTGGGAGCACCTAGAAAATATGGAGCAGGACATCCTGGACCAGATAGCCCCAGTGGACGAGAGAGCCGGGGCCATCGCTAAATTAAGAGCGCAGTAATGGGTATCAAGGACTTTCTCTTCTCGGTCGCGGAGGAACTGGCGAAGTCGGCCAAGCAGCCAATGCCGCTCAAGGATTGGCAGGCTTATCTTCGGCCGGGGCGGGTCCTCACCCGGGGTGGCATCCAGTTCCCGCTGCGCAAGGACGAGGTCCAGCACGGGGCGCTAGGGAAGCTGGGTCCGCAGATGGGGTCGGCCGATGTACTGTCGCCGGACGAAATGGGAACCCTCCTCCACAACGTGCGGAAGTACTCGACCGACATGCCGGAGTTCCAGACCCATCAGGCCGGGACCACGTCGCGCGGCATGGCATATAATGACCGTATGCACTACAAGGACCAGTACCAATTGCCCGGCCCGAAGCTGGGGCAGTCGGAGGAGCTGACGACGTTGCCGAGTTCAGATTTCGTCGCCTCCACCGCGCACTTCGGCGGCAAGCCGGGCCTGCTGTCGTGGTCGCGCACGACGCGGCGGCCGGTGATAAGTCCCGAGAATGACGTGGTAAACCCAGGCGACGGGGGCGAGACCGCCCAGCACATCGAGGAAATCCAGTCGGACTGGCACCAGCGGGGGCGGGACGAAGGATACGCATTGGGGCCGGATGCTGCAGAAGAATATGATCGACTGAGAAATAAACTTAATACTAGCATGAACAGCAATCCCATATATACAGCTTACACGAAGACGACGAGATGGGGCGATAAGTCATTTGACTGGTGGATCGATCACGACGGGTCGGGTTTTTCAATTTTAGATAACCCGAAACGTTTTGGTATGACGCCGGAAGATGTAAGAGACTATACTAGAATGAAGAAATTATATTGGGGCTTGAGGGGCAATAAACCTCCTCCCGCTCCCTACAAGGACACCTACGCCGAGTTGGAACTCAAGAAGAACATCGCCAAGGCGATCGACCAGGGCGACTCTTACGTCACCTGGACAACCGGCGACCAGCAGGCGGACCGTTGGGGACAGGCGCTGCGCAACACGGTCGACGAATTGCATTGGAAAAAGACGCCGGACGGCAAGTATACGATCATCCCCATGAAAGGCGGCAACGAACTCGGAGCGGACGGGCGCTTCGAGAACCTGTCGCCGGCCGACCTCGGGGACACCGTCGGCCGCGACATCGCAAAGCGGATAGTGGAGGGGGAGGGGCGCCACCAGCCGCTCAGTGACCAGGAGAAGGCCCGCCTGGATCAGTATATTCAGGACCGGGATGAAGCTGTCAATCGGTCATCTGAAATTTCGAACCAGATCAGTGATCTGAATCAGGAAAACCGCCAATTATACGAAACTGAAACAGACGGCGGACGGCAGCGAGTCGATAATCTTACTCGCATGGCGGCCCTGGCGCGAGAGCGTGACCGGCATCAGCACTTGATACGAGAGACTTCTCATAATTGGGACTACAACGATCTGGCCCGCCGTTATGCAGCATTTAACACCATGGGGCCGGACGCAGGCGTCATCACCAGCGACAACCTCACCATTGGCGGCCGGGGGATGCGGAAGTTCTATGACCGCGACGTGCCGGCCGCCGCCAAGAAACTGGCCGATCAGTACGGCGGCGAGGTCACCAAGATAAAGATACCGGGAGAGAGCGCCGGGTCCGATATTCCACCAAATGTTCATGCCCCCATGGTCACGTTGTTGGCGGAAGGACACCCCAACAGCGGATCTTTAGATGAAGACGATGTGCACGACAATATTCATCAGATTCTAACATCTGTTGCCGGGGGCGAAGACGAGGGAGCGCCACAATACATAGATGACGCCGCTTATCGGGTCATCAAGGCCATCAACGAGCCGCATAGCAACCCCGACATCGAAGATTATGATAATTGGTATTCAGCCCTGAACGGTCTAAAAGGGGCCTTGCAGGAACATTATCGAATGCAGGCCAAGCCGCAGGAGGTCCACGCGCTGCGCCTAACGCCCAAGATGGTGGAGAACGTGAAGAAGATCGGCCTGCCGCTTTTTAGTGCTGGCACCGCCGCCGCCATGGGCCTGCCGAAGGACTATTCGCCTGATGGGTCGCCCGCGCAAGGGTTCGCGGAAGGTGGTCTGGTGAAGGGACTATTTAAAGCAGCTCTCAGACACATAGATACCGGAGAAATTTACACGGGTGCTAATCATTTAGACGCTCTTGCCGATTATGTAAGTAAGAACCACCCGAATTTGTTAAATGCGTCTGACGCTAGAAACTTAAGCATGGACCTTCCTACCAGCAAGGATGATTTTTTGAATTCCATACTACCTAAGTTGGAAGACGGATTTGTAAACAGTAACGGCGATTTTGTAACGCGCCATCAAGCCTTATCCGACATTCGTAATTCACAGCCTATGAACGTGGTGGATGAAGAACTCGGCCTTCATTCTTCGGATTTAGACAACGAAGGCACTTCAATATATGATCCCCATGTCTTACCTCCTGACATTGAGGGATACATTAAGGAAATATCGCAATTACGTCCGGGAGTAACCGACGACGGCAAGTCCGCCCTTGATTATTACTTAGATCACGTACGGCATTACGTGACAAACGTGTATAACGGCGATAAGAAAAAAGTGCGTAACGCAATAAATACGCTGACGGAGGCGTGGAATGATCCTCATGCTACAAATGAGCCGTACGGCAATTGGTTAAACGCGAATCAGAAGTTTAGTAATTCCTTGACGGCGCGCACGCCCTCATCGAATACGAAGTTTGCTTCCGGTGGTCTAATCTCGCGGCCTCAGCCGAAGAAGCCACTGCCGGACACGGAACTGGATGCGCTTACCGCCAATGCGCAAGACCCGTTTTGGTGGGTGCAGGGTTACCGGGCGCCGGTCGATCCCAACGTATTCTCCTACTGGGAAGACCCGCCGCGCGGCGATACCGCCGCCGACCCTATATCCGGGACGATCAATGATGTCGGCTCTGCGCTAAATGCGTTCATCGGGTCCGGGATGCAGGACCTTACCCCAGAGTCCGGACCGTTGGACATTGCCGCCGCCCTAGGCAATGACCTCGCCACGGTAATGACCGGCGGCGGCAAGCTATCTGAGGCCGTAGCCAAGCCAGCTTTGGAATTGCTTTCCAAGGTTTCACCGGCATTCAAGCGCATGTCACCACTGGCGATGCTCGGTATCCATTCGAAGGCCAACCAACCAGCCGAACCCGAATCTAACCCTATCTCGGATGAACTATGGGACCTACAAGCGGCTAAGAACGCGTATTACGACCCGTATGCGCCGCGCGGATGGAACGTTCCAGAACAGCCGGGTTTGGACATACCGGGCATGGCCAGGGGTGGGTCCATCTTCGACCGGCTGTCCGGGCCGCATCGGGCGATGCATGAGGCGCTCTACCGGCTGCCGGGTATCGACGACCTCCCGGAGACGCCGCTGCCGGCTGCGTCCGGGGCCACGGGAGTGGCCTCTGGCACCTGGACCCCCACCACTATAGCCGCGACCCAGCCGACGCTTCTCCAGAGCGCTCCCGTGGGCCAGGACGGGGTGTCTCTGACCGACATCCTCGGGTCGCCGCCGGTCCTGCGCCCAGGCCATCTTCCGGTACCCCCACACCCCGATATAAGTATGGAGAACGACATGAGAACGTGGAAGACTACCGCCCCACCCGCCATCGAGCCGCTGATTCAGGCCGCCGCGACCCAGCATGGCGTGCCGCTGGCGGGCCTGCGGGCGCTGCTCGAGCAAGAGAGCGCTTTCGACCCCCACGCGGTGTCGCCGGTCGGCGCCAGGGGGATAGCGCAATTCATGCCGGCCACGGCCAGGGACTTCGGCATCGACCCCTTCAATCCGACGCAGGCCATTCCGGCCGCCGCCAAGTACCTGCGGGCGCTCTACGACAAGTTCGGGTCATGGGACAAGGCCCTGGCCGCCTACAACTGGGGCCAGGGAAACGTCGCCCGTCACGGCATCAACGCCTTGCCCAAGGAGACGGCCGATTACGTCGCCAATCTCGGCCCGCAGTTTAGCTAGTTGTCTCTTCGGCCGGTGGTGAATATTCCGTCAGAACGCCGCCCTTGACGATGTATAGTGGCTTTTGCTTGTTCGCCACTTTCTGCGCGTCGATCTTGCCACGGTTGTAAGCAGAGACCTCCACTTCGTTTAGCGCGATGTTGATGTTCTGGACGAAGTTGGCCTGCTGCACGACCAGGATGGATTGATCGCCGCCCCTCTTCATCCACTCGTCATGGGCCTTGTAGATTTCCTTAATCTTTGGATGCATTTTCCACTCCGAACTGAACGTAAAGGACCAGCGACATGGGGAAGAACAATACGACAGGTTCCCCAGGTGACGCCGCCAGATACACGCCTTGTGGCGTTATTTGGGCATCATACCCGTCGTAGGAATTAGACGCCTTTGGTCGTCCAATGACGAGGTCCCGACTAATTATTACGCGGTCCATCAGAGCAGCCCCAGCTCTGCCAGTTTGTTGAATGGGACCTCGAACCCGGCGGCGTTCTTGTGTCCGCCGCCGCCGTAGCGGAAGGCAATGACCGACACGTCCTCACCGTCCGGACGCGACCGAAGGGAGAAGACGCGGCCGGACGGTGTGTCCCAGTAGCAGGCAGCGAACGGGTGATCTTTTGCCATCATGTGGCCGGCATCGGAGGTCATGGTGTAAGGCAGGCTGGCTACCGGGACCTCGATGCCGCCGATGGTCATGAAGCGCTTGCAGACCTTTACCAGTTCCCGAACGTCCTTGTCGTGCTTCTTCATGATCGCGGCGCCCTCGTTGCGCCAGTCGGCCAGGAAGACCTCGTCCTTCGACCGGCGAACGAAATCGGTCCAGGTTTCAAGATCATATTCTTCTGCGAACAGCCGCGCCGTGATTTCACGCGTCCCGTCGTACTCGAACTTCCAGAGGTCGCGGTCCTCGACGATGTCGATGAGCGGCGGGCGCGGCATGCTGGGATTATAGAAATCCCAAGCGAGGCCGGCGCCAGACCGCAACATATCGAATGCGATGTTCAGATTATCGGACCCCTTGATGTTGGCGAGGTCCGCGATGGCGGACTTGTGGTGGTCGATAATGAGGACGCTGGACGCCTTGCGCGCCATCTCTTCCACGACCTCCCGCTTGTAGGAGAAGTCCACCATGATGACTTCCCGGTCGGTCACGTCCGGTGGTTCCTTCTGGTAGATGCCGGGGTAGAGTTCGACCTCTCCCTTGTACGCGTTCCAGACGACCCAGGCGGCGGTAAAGCCGTCCTGGCAGTTGGCGTGGTAGATGCAGAGCGGCTTCATGTTACCTCCAAAAGGCTGCGAATAGGAAGATCACCGTCCCGATCAGGACGACCACGAACACTATAACTTCGGCCGGTGTCAGTCTCATATTTCGCCCATCATCACGATGCAGTAGTGATTCTTTAACTCTGCCCACCGATCCTGCAAGAATGGACGGCTCTCGTTGAGCCACTCGCCCTCGGGCGTGATGACGCAGTCGGGCAGCGTGGTCATGTACATGGGGTCGTTGAAGATGTCCTTCAACCGGAAGAGGTCATCCCAGCCGGCCAGCGGCTTGGCGCCGAAGGTATGTTGCAGGTACTCAGCCCATTTCTGCGACGGGCGGAGGTTCAACCACTTGGCATCCGGGTTGCGGCGCGTCATCGCCTTCCCCTCGCCGTTGCAGAAGCGACAGTTGACGAGGCCGATGCGACCGTCGCCGCCGCAGACGCCACACTTGATTTCGTACGGCGTAACCTCCCGGTTCATGTCAAACTTCCGGCCGGCATCGAGGAACCGCTGGCGCAGTTCCTCTCTAGAAATGCCGTTGTGCGGAAGGGATGGCACGATCAGGACTGAAAATTCCTTCATTTCTCCTACTCCAGGAAGATGAGTTCGTTGCGGGCGCGGGTAATGGTCACATAAAGCAGGTTCTGCTCTTGCTCCTGCTGCCATTCTTGCCGCGCCCACTTCGACGGCATCAGGGAAGGCTCGAGGACGTAAACCCGGTCGAACTCGAGGCCCTTCGACTTGTGCGCCGTCATCAACAGCACCATGCGCGCGTCGGCGTCGTCAGTAAACATCGCGTCGAGCCGGTCCTTGAGCGCCTGCACTGTCTGCTCTTCCTCATTCAAGTGCCCGATCACGGCCTGGATGGCGGCAACCTTGTCGAAGACGCCTTCGGCCTTCTGTTCCTGACCCTTGGCGATGAACTTGGCGCTTTCGCGCTGCGCCCACGCTTCCAGCTTCGTCTCCAGCGCCAGCAGGTCCTTCGCCCGCATCTTCTCGATCAGCTTGATCAAGCCGCTTCCGATTTCTCGGCCGAGAACCTTGCAGCCGACGCCCTGGCCGATAAGGTCATATGCCTTGGAGATGAGCGGCGCGGTGTTGCGGCAGATAATCGCCTCGCCGGCCGAAAAGACTGGGACCTCGATAGTCGGCTGGCGTGTATTCTCGTCAATGCCACGCTCCAACGAACGCACTACGCCTTCCGGTGCCGTCTCCGCCGCCTCGATGTAAGGGACGATGCTCTGCGCCTTGGTAACGACGTTCTTGGCGCAGCGATATGAAATGGTGAGGGGTAGCTCGACGCAGGAAAATGCCTGCTTGATGTTGTCCATCGCCGATGCGTCGGCGCCACGGAACCCGTAGATGGCTTGCCGTCGGTCGCCGACCGCGACCAGCCGTCCGGTCGTCGGCTTGAGCATCCGGCGCAGCATGGCGAGCTGCACGCCGTTGGTGTCCTGCGCCTCGTCCACGAACACCCAGTCGTGCTGGAAGAACTTGGCATTACGGAGGAGCGGCATGTAGAGCATGTCGTCGAAGTCGATCAGCGACGGGCCGCCCTCGCGGGCATCGGCCGTGCGGATCGAATGCGCCAGAAGCTTCCGGGCGATGGCAATGCCATCCGCCTCGACGGCGTCGGTGCTGTCCAGCGACACATCGTAATGGTCGATCAGGTGCGCCCATACGTCTGGGCTGTCCGGTGCCAGGAACCCCATGCCGATCTGACGGGCCAGCGATACCAGCTTACAGGCAAAGGACGAGTAATTGCGAACGTCATCGTCGCCGAAGTGCGCCTGCATGAGGTCGCGCAGCTTGTCCTTATTGACGTTTACGTTCTTCCGCTTGACAAAGTTCCAGGCGCTCATGCCGACCGAATGGAAGGTCTGCGCGCGGACGGAAGCCGGAACGCGGGTTTTGAGTTCATCCGCGATGCGCTTGTTGAAGGCCAGGAAGGAGGTCACGGCGCCCGGCGGTAGGAGTTCGAGCGCCCGGACGATGGTCGTGGTCTTGCCAGCGCCTGCCACGGCGGTTACCAGGGCGGACCCCCGGCCGGTGGAGACGAAGTCGAACACTGCCTGCTGGTAGGGCGACGGGACGAAAGGCTTCTCGTTCGGGAGGTTCAAGGTCTGGCTCCTATAAGGGTGTCGGTCCCTTAAAAATAGTGTGCCTGAGGCCCTCTGTCAAGATATCTTCTTTCCGTAGGCTACGTCTTCCAGTATTCGCATGGGGGGAGGCTCCTTACCACAGCCACGGCAAAGCATGGGGGTAGTTCGACAGCATGGTAAGGCGTCGCCGCCGGTACAGGCGCATTCTACCAGGGATACCACTCTGACTGGCGATGGTGAACGCCACGGCATCCACTGCTTTAATCCTTCCTCCGTCCAACAGAAAACGACTTTCCCGGACCCGTAGCACACGCAATCAGTCGTCGGAGTCATCTCCGAAGTGGTCATAAGGATGCTCTGCGTAGTACGTCGCCCACAAAAGCGCCGCCAACAAGCCGATGATGAGCCGCAGCATTCATTTGTTCCTCAGTTCCGTTATAAGGTCCAGCTTCTTTTGCAGCGCGTACGCGGTCTTCCTCTCGACCGAAGAGGCGACGATGTCGATATAGGTAACGCAATCGGCGTCCTGGCCGTGCCGGTGATTGCGGTCTTCGGATTGCAAGCGGTTGCCTAGCGAGAAGCCGTTCTCAAAGAAGACCGTGGTCGAACAACGGTCGCGACCCTGGCCGCCTAACAACGTGTGGCCCATGCCGCCGACGGAGTCTTGAGCGATCATGACGCGGCGTTCAGTCTGCTGGTTGAAGCGATTCTTTTCGTCCTCAAGCGTCGCTTGGTCTAATCCTCCGCGCATGACGCTGGGGTGGAAGTCTCCAAGGACCTCCTTTAAAATATCGACGGCCTGACGGTGCCGGCAGAATACAAGCATCTTACCGCCGCATTCTTCCATCACGGCGCGGACTTCTAGTGCCTTCGGGTTGCGCTTCGGCTCGACGAGGTCGTGCGTTCGGCCTTCCTCATCGATGATGAAGCCGGAACTGATCTGCTGCAACTTTTCGAGCTGCGTGATGACCATCGGCGCCGTGACCGCCTCGTCGCCCAGCATGACCATCAAGTCTTCCTGCATTTCCTTGTACAGGGCCGCCTGCTTCTTCTCCATCTTGACTTCGCGCGGCGGCGGGAACACCTTGGGCGGGAGGTCGGTCCATTCGGACTTGGTGGCCGAAAAGGAGCAGGACTCGAGCAGTTGTTGCAACTCCGCCTTATTCTCTTGCCGCAGGCCGATTACTTGCTTGCCCAGGTACCCGCCCATCACGGCGTAGCGGTTGCGAAACTGATAAGGATTGCCCAGCGGCTGCCGGATGAAGCGAAGCTGCGACCACCAGTCCATGACGTTGTTTACCATCGGCGTTCCGGACAGTGCGCGGGTCGTGTGCGCGAACGGTGCCAGCGATATCATCTTCTTGGTGGTGGACGCCTGGAAGTTTTTGATGCGGGAGGTTTCGTCGGCCACGAGCATGAAGCGCCCGTCCCATGTCTTAGCAAAGTCGCGCACCCAGTCGCCGCCGGAATAAAGCAGCGCCTCGTAATTCATAATGTAGATGCGCGGCATGTCGCGTATCTTGCCGGGCGGCGGCCACGCCTCGGGCCACACCCACAGATCGACGTTTTGCACGCCCCACGCCTCGACTTCCGTGGCCCAGTTCCACTTGAGCGAGTTCGGGCAGATGACCAGCAGGTGTTGCACCGCGTCCTGGCGAACCAGCTCCACGTATTCGTTAAGCGCCACCGCCGTCTTGCCCGTTCCCATGTCCATCCAATATCCGAATCCTTTATGTCCGAATGATCTCTTTAATGCCTCCACTTGAACTGCATAAGGTTTTCCGCGCAAGTGCCACATAACGCCGGTACCGTTCTTTCCAATGCTTTCCACCGTTAAGTTCTCCCTTGGCGAAGGATTTTATCATGTTGCAGTTAGCGCACAACAACTGGTATTCTTTTTGCCGTGGCAGCCGTCTTAATTTTGCGTATATGCGCCCGCCTGTTTCCTTACGTTCTTTTTCTCCTCCCCCGTTAACATGGTCTATGCACAGTGCGCGTGCGTCTGTAAACCCGCAATGACGACATTTGCCGCCGTACTTTTCAAATACTTCTAATTTAACGCGAAGTCGCCACTCGGCATCTTTCTCCCGGCCTCTATTTTTACGGTACGTCTTCATATACGCCCGCTGTTGTTCAAGAGTACCATGGTAGGGCATCATTCGCTTGCCTTCAATCTTTTCCAAACAATCATGGCGAAGTTGGCTACGTCGGCGCATTCCTCCATGGCTTCTTCCGGCGTCTGATATTGGACCGCCACGGCCAGCTCCTCAACCTCGATGCGCAGCAATTGCAACAGGGCCGGAATGGGAAGCTTCGGCTTGATCAGCTTGTCCTTATTGGCAACAAGCTTTGCTTCCATGGCGTCTAGGAAGGTGTTAAGTTCGGGTCGGCGAGATAGGCCACCGAGTTCCCGCGCGTTGCGTATCTCGCCTTTGAATGCGCCAGGAGGAGCGGGATTTGGACAGTTCACTCGACCGCAATAATATTGCATATCGTCTCCACACTGAAAACACCCCCGGTCGTGACTCATTTTGCCCACTCCGGTACGGCGCGGTTGGCGAAATAGCGGATGACTGTGTCTTCGTCCTCCGTCACGTCCTCCTGGTGCGGGCCGAACGAATAGACGTGCTGGCAGTGCCGGCCTAGGACTTCCTTTTCTATGTTCTCCATCTGGGCCAACCGGTGCCAGAACTCGTTTGGTCCGCGAAGGTAGTCGACGAAGGTCAACGCTACGATGTCTGGTCGGTTGAGCGATAACGCGGCGGCGTACTGATCATTGGACCACGTGGCTATACGCCGGATGCGCTTTGAAACGGTGGTGCGCTCGGGTTCGATGCCGGGAAAGGCATCTTCCCATCGAAGTTCCTGGCTATCCGGATAGAAAGGACCAGAGTCCCCGATCTGCTCTCCCATTTCATTGAACGAGTGCCCGACGCGAATGGGAAAGGTACGGACGACCATGGCCACGTTACCGAGAAAGGAGGGGTGTATTCCGGCATCGTTGAAGCCAGAACCGACCCAACAGTCGCGAGAAGTCGTGTACGGGTAGATATGACCATGGATCAACCCCAGTCCGGTTCCCTGTGGAATTTCGACGGTAACGGCAGCGCGATTTTCAAGATATTCGTTTAGATTGAGGTCATCGATGTAGGGCGCAATCTTTGGCTCGCCAGCAGCGACGCGCGCCCGGCGCAGCACCTTGCCGGCCAATGTCTGGCCGACGCCCTTTTGGATGGCGCCATACTTGATGCCGGGCGACTGCTCGATGTCCTTCGCTGCCGCCTTGGCTTCCTCGGTGATGATCGAGGCGCGCGGATGGATGACGAGGCGTTGTATGATGCCGCCGTGCGTTCTTTCGCATTCAGCAATCTCTCGCTTTAACGTGGCCACGTCGATGATGGACCCGCCGTTGATGTACACCTTGGACTCACGGCGGATGACGCCCACGGTCGGCAGATGGTAACAGATGAACTTGGTGCCGTTCTTGTACTGGGTCGTGTGACCCGCCTGCGCCCCGGCGTTCGTTGTGGCGATATCGACGCCCTCGGAGCAGGCGTTATGCGCCAGCCACGCCGCAATCTGCCCCTTGCCTTCGGACCCAAATTGTCCACCGACCAGGACCGCCGCACTGCCTTTTTCTGCCCACTTCATGTTCGCACTGTGATCCTTTTCAAGATGTCGTTGATGGGGAAAGTACCGCCGCGTGGACGGTTAAACCACGGTTGATATTCGCATTCGATAATGCCCGTATTATAGCCCGTGCCAGCCAAGACAGACAAGTGCGCCGGATGAGCGATGTCCGGCACTTTCGTGAACAGCAGCCATCCGGCGGATTGTCCTGCGTCATGGAAGCGCTTTATCGTCTCGATTTGCAGTGCCGACAGATTCAATGGTAGCTGGTTCGTCTTTCGCCACTTTTCGTATTTACATTCGATGAAGACGCCATGCCAGCCGGGCATCTTGACGAACAGATCGAGGAAGCCGGCCTGAAAGCGGGACCGCGTCTTGAGCGCCAGCCCACCCGCCGCGCGCACATCCTTGCAGAAGTGGTCCTCGGCCAGATGCTCGTTCATACCTTCATCTCCTCCTGCATCTCGCCGTAAGTCGCCACGGCCCAGTTGCGGCCTTCCTTGGCGTCCACATGCAACGGGATGTCGATCTTTATGACGGCGGTCGGCGAGTCTTTATCCACGTCCGTCATGATGCGCAGTGCTTCCCGATATTGCCACTCATAAACCGGCATAAACTGATAAGCGAGGTCATCGTGGATCGAGTTGAGAAGGTTGGTATCGTCGCCTTCGGACTCAAAGAACTCGTCTATCTCGCACATCTTTAATTTGATGATGTCGGCATTGCCGCACTGTAGCAGCCGATTTAATGCCTTGTATTCCTCGCCCATCTCCTTTAGCCGCGCCCGTCGGCCGAGAAGGGAGATCACGTAGCCGCGCGACCGCATGCGGGCACCGGATTCTTTTTGTATGCGTTTGATTTCGGGCATCGAGTTGTGGTAGTCGTTGATGATGGCATACGGGTCCACGTCCGTCGCTCCCGCCGCGCGCAGCATGGCGGCAATCTTTCCGACGCCCGCTCCGGTTAGGATGGCCTGATTGATGACCTTGCCGTACTGGCGCCACGGTTCCTCTTTCGTGCCGAAGACGGACATCGACACGGCAGAGTGCGCATCGATATGCGGCACGGCCCGGTATCCGTCCATCAGCACCTTGACGCGCCCGTAATAGGCGAGCAGAACCGGTTCAATCTGACTGTAATCGGCGGAGGCGAACACTTTTCCTTCGTCCGGGATGAAGATCGAGCGCAGCAGTTTGCCCAGCTCCTTGTTGCGCTTATGAAACTGTTGCAAGTTTGGCTCGTTGCTAGACAGGCGGCCGGTAATGACGCCGAACTCATCATTGCGAAGCTGATTGTAATTAGTGTGAACGCGACCCTTCCAGATATGCCGTTCCTTGAGCGGGATCAGAAATGAGTCTTTTAAATGCTCATATTTGCGCGCTGCGAGGATAGAGCGGCCGAGAGGATTAGTTTGTAGCCACGCCTCGGTGAAGGAAATCTTACCGCCCGGCGTCCGTGCGAAATCCTTGTCTTGCATTCCCAGCGCCCGGAATGCGGGTTCCAACTGCGTCGGCGCCTTGGGATTGGTCAGGGTCGGCGGCAGGATTTCCTTGGCACGCTTCAACTTGCCATCTACAATATCGATCACTTCATCGAGCCGACCCTCATCGAGCCGCATGCCGCGATGTTCCATACGGAAAAGAACGCGCGTCAACCGGCGTTCGACCTCCCATACTTGAACCATCTGCTGCGCCTCAATGTCCAGGCGCTGGCGGTCCTTCAATCGCCACGTGGCGCTCCCGTCACCCGTGGCGTAATCGACGCCTATCGCATCATCGCCGGCAAGGCGCCAGAAGTTGCCCATCGTTTCCTTGGCGACCGGTTGGCCGCCAAACTTTCCCGCCAGATGTTTGTATAGCGGGCCGCCCTTCTTGCCCTCGATGTTGAAATATTCGCAGCAGGCGTCGAGAGTAAACTGCTTCATAAACTCGTTGATCATGGCCTGCGTGACCATGGTGTCTTCGGTCAAACCAGTAATTAAAACTTTAGACACGGGGTTAGCCGCAAAGTGTAAATCAAATTTCTCGTTATGACCTATCCAACGCAACTCGCGACGAGCCAGCGCTATCTTGGCTAACGCTTTTTCAAATGGGTGTTGTTTGTCTTTCGATCCGTAATGCTCCGTCGTTGGTGCTTTCCAATCCAGAAGGTTCTTCCCGCCGCCGTGGCGAACTGGAATGTAATAGGTGTCGGAAGGATTGGCTGAAAACGTAAAAACCCAACCGCATACAAAATTCCTGCGCCAGTCCAACCCGCTGGTTTCAACATCCAATACCACTTCATGGGTGGTGGAATCCGCAATACGGCGTAGAACTATTTCGGCTTGTTGATCAATTTTCAATCTTTCCTCCATCCACGCGCAAACTCTTTGTTTTCCCTGGCTTTAATTATATTACAATTAGCACAAAGCAATTGATAATCTTTGGACCGTGGTAATTTAGACAAACGAACGATAGTTGAAAACACACCAACGCGGCGGTTGGTTCCGGTTTTCTTTTTATGACCGTCCCCGTTAACGTGATCGATGCACAACACGCGCGAGTCACTAATTTTGCACCGTTTACATTTTCCACCGTATTTTTGTAATACGATATTACGTAAACGATCATAATACGCTCTATACATCGCACGAGTTTTTACAGGGTCGCGTATGCGTTTAGCCATGGCTCGTACTCCGCGACCACATATAAAGGACATAGTCATATTGCCAGTCGTTCGATTGCTCGAGCCTTTCCAGCAGGTGCTTGGCCAGGATGGGTGGCATCTCCATCAATTCCAAATCGGTGATGTAATCGAGGTCGTCCAAACATGCGCTTAGCCAGCGGTTATTACGCCGGATGCGAAAGTAGGCGCGGCCCTCGTACAAAGTCAGCCGCGCCTTGTCGCAACCGTTGTTTGGGTTATGGCTGGCGCAGGAAGTGGCGTCCTTATTCATTCACAACCCGCCTTCGCGTTGAGCCGGGCGCGGATACCGCGTAGCCAGTCCCACTGGGCCGGCGACAGGGCGATGGCCTGTCCATATTTTTCGAAGCGCTCCCGCTGGTCCGCGATGAAGGATTGTTCCCTTGGTGACGACCGGATTTCGTCACCGAAGTCGCGATGCAACTCGAAGAACTCTTCGAGGAACCGGTGTTCGTCGTCGGTGACGGTCATTTAGGGTTCATCCTTGTGGCTTGTCGATAAACTGTTGGACGAAGGTCGGATGCAGCATTCCCATCGAGCGTAATAAGTGAATGAGTCCAACCATCCGTCCGTCCGACAACTTGAGCGCATTTTGACCGACGAACGATACGTCAGTCATATTGTAATGCTTCTGGCCGTCCCACACGATAGTACAGTTCCGGAACATCACCAGTCGAAAATCCTTGCCGCCGATGTCCACCGTCTCGCCGTCGAATATCTTACCGGAAATGAACTCGGCGTCCGGCACGGGCGATATCGGCGCTACGTTGTCTTCCATAAGACCTCCCTGGAAAAAAAGACCAGCGGACGGTGAGTGGGACCCTTCATCCGCCGGCCCCTCGAAGGCCGTTCGGAGGCGCTCGGACGGCCTTTGATATTGAAGCTACCGTCAGTACTTCGGGCGGTCGGCGGGCGCTCCCGTGGTCCCTTCCGCGCCAGAAACGTCGGCCGCTGCGTTCTCCAGGTCCTCGTCCCTGATCTTTGGAGCGTCCTTGAGGAACTTCTCGTAGAACTCCCGGTAGAGCGCGGCCTCGTCGGCGTCCTCCACGAACCCGTTGGCGACGTAGCGGACGTTAAAGAACGGTCCGGACGGCCCCTGGTCCTCGATGGATTGCAGCTTGAAGCGCTGACCCCAGGCGGCCACGCGGCTCATCTTGAGTTTGCCCAGCACGGCCTTCGCGGCCTTGATCTGAGAGCGCTGATTGGTGACGATGGACGGCGACAGATGCGGGAAATCCGTCAACATGCAGCACATGTTGTACATGCGCGTGCCGGCCGGCTGTGACTGCGGGTCGTCTGGGTCGGACGTGCCGAATTCGAGCAGGCGCGACTCAACGACGTTGGACTTAGTCGCCCACTTCACGGTCTTCTTGTTCTTCAACTGAACATCGAAGACGGCATTAGACGGCTGCCACTTGACGAGATCATCGGTCCGGGCCAGGATGCCGCCGCCGCTCTCGCGCGGGCGCCACAGCATGGCGCGGATGTCCGAGTAGACGATCACGAGGTCGATCTCAGGTCCGAGAATCTCCTCCGTGATCGTGTGGAAGAAGTCACCAGGCTTGAGGCCGTCGATGGCGTTGAGTTCCTCGGAGATGGCCTGAGCTAGCTTGATCAGGGGGAGGGCTACGTCCGACCCCCTGATGCTTTCGGTTCCCTGGCCGCCGGTTCCCCGCAAATGCTCCGGGATGACGGCGAGGTCGCCGCCCTGCCCGGTGCGGGTTACTGCGGTGGACGGCTTCTTGGGTTCGGGTCTGGATGGTGCGCGTGCGGCGGGTTTCGCCATGGTGGTCTTTCTCCTATAATGAGTGTAGCAGGACGGTCAGGTTACTATGGGCGACCCGGTGCCGTCCAGTCCGGATCGTGAAGTCTCATCCGTGTAGGGGAAACGTCTTGACCTCTCTAAATCCGCATGTTTCGCAATAGCGCTCCTGAACGGTAACACGGTCTTCCCTGTCCTGAATAGTGTGGACGCGCGATACCGTCTTCGATTCCCACTTGGACCATCGATGACCCCAAAAACACGTCCACCATCGTATCATCATTTCACCTTCGTGACGGAGGTCGTCTTCATGATCGCCGACTTGAAGAGGTCGGGGTCGAGTTCCTTTCCCTCTTCGGCCATCGCCTTGGCGGCGCTCGCCAGCGTGCCGGCGTTCACCGTCTCGATGATCAGTTCGGACAGGCCGTTGTCGCGCAGCCATTGCTTGGCCTTGTCCTTGTCTTCTCCGACCGATACTCGCAGGAGTTCGGATACTGTCACCCGGAACTTGGCACCGTCTTCGCCGATGGTGACGGTGGACACCTTGTTATCTTCGAAGAGTTGCGGGATGATCTCGCCTTTTAGGCGGCCGAGAAGAGTTTGGGCGCCGTCCATCGAGTTCTGGAAGCTGTCGAGCGCGTCGCGCAGGCCGATATAGAAGGCGGCCACGGCGGCGGGTTCCTTTTTCAATTTATCGAAGGCGCGCATCGTTGCCGTTGAGAACTTCAACGCGTCGGCGGCGAGGAGAACCGAAGGCTTTGGCTTCTTCGGCGTGGCCTTCTTCTTGGCGACCTTAGCTGTGGTCATGTTCGTCCACCTTGGCGTCGCCTTGCACCTTGTCGACAGCCGTGGACAGTTCATCCAGGGTATCTGCGTCGATGGCGTCGAATAGGTCGTTGATTTGTGATTTGGTCAAGATGACCGTTTGCTGGATATCGTCATTCTCGACGACGCCGATGGTTATGTAGAACTTCGTCATGGCTCTTGCTCCTATATGAGTTGAATGGTTGCGGGGTAGTAAGCCTGTTCCTTGCCGTCGTACTTCAATGCTACCACGCGGTGGTAGCCTAGTCTACCTAGCATCATGAAGCAAACGGCAACGCCCAGCATGTCGCCGACGATGGCGACATAGTCGATGTCCGGCCGGTACTCATAGCGTAGGAAGATGTTGCGGGCGCGCTCCGCCATGAAGCGCATGCGTTCATCGACTTCGTCGGGATAAGTAGAGCGCGTGAAAATCGTGATGCGCTTGCCGAACTCGTCCAGCTTATCGAGGTTGAAGCGCTCCTCGTCCTGGGTTACGAACACTCGCGGTCTGGTCAAATCGGTCGTACTCCTATATAAAATCGCGGCGGGGGACATTGGCCGATCCAACGAAATCGGAGGCTCCCCCGCCGCTGAATCGCCGCGACCGTTGGTGCCGGGTGATTGTTATTAAAACAGGTCGATGAGCAAGTCGATCGGTCCGCGCGAACACGAGCCGTCCGGTCGTCCGTCATACTTGCCGTCGAAGGCGTTTTTGCAGATCGACTTGTAGATGCCGCCCTGCACGAAGCTGTTGCCGTCCTTAGCCGCACAGGCGCTCAGCGCCAGGGCGACTATGACCAGTGCCTTTTTCATGTCAGTATCTTCTCTCACAAAGGAAGTCGATGGCGCCCCCTTACAGGGACGCCACCTTCTTGCCGTTCACGTCGATGGACTTGCCGTTACGGACGACGCCGCGCAGCGCGTTGCCGGCGGCCATGCGGCGCAGGCCCTCGTTGAGCTTCGACCAGCTATCCTTGATCTCGACGCCGTTGGCTTTGGCCACCTTGATGACCTCGTCGGCCGACAGACCTCGCAGGGCCGCCGATACGCGGTCGCCGTTGTCGATGACCTTCTTCTTCTTACCGTCGGCATCCTTGATCTCGGTCGCCTCATACTTGTACTTGCTGCGGTCGATCACGTCGCCGGCAGCATCAGCCTTCGCGGCCTTAGGCGCTGCCTTCTTGGCGGCCTTCTTTGCACTCTTTGCCATGGGGTTCCTCTCTTTGTCTAAGCGTTTCTGCGGCAAGTAACAAACCATAACCGGCCTTATACTGTCAACCGGGTTGGTTCATCAGCGGTCGGCGTCCGCGTATGCTTCGACCGTCTGGTTGTACCAGTATCGGACCTCTGTAGTCACTTGCCGCTGGGTATTGTACAGCGGCCCGTCGTTGTGAATTTCGATCCAGTTCATTCCCCAGCGCTTCGGATCGAGCCGCTTGCGGCTGTCCCACTTCTCCTGTTCCTTGGGTCCCCGGTGCAGCAGGACGAGCAGCATATGGAACTTGTGACCCACCGCTTCCACGACCGAGTCAACTTCTTCATCGAAGCCGGCGTCCGGGACGACGACCGACCGCTTTAACGTGGCGTACTGGTCGAGATCGTGTGCCATCATGTGTCCAAACACTCGCCTTCCCATGCGCGGCTTGGCCCAGCCTTCCGAGATGCCAATCATGAGATCGCGGACCTCGGCGTAATGGAGCGCCGGATGCGATTTTCCCTTATGATTCTCCACGATATCGTCGATGGTGGAGCGCGGCAGATTGAAGAAGCCGGCCAGGGCGCGACGGATTGGTTCAGCGAATCGGTGCTTTACGTATCCGTCGGCCACCAGAACGTTCGCCACGGCGGTATCCTTGCCGGCGCGCGGTGGGGCATTGACGAAGACTAGGGCGGGCTTCTGCATTGTAATATTTCCTCTCCTGGTTCAAACTGTTCGCATTTACACGATCTACACGAAATGGAACCAAATAATACGTCTTCATGGTCCTCCGCCGGATGACCACACACGCAAAACAGACCCCGCCCATCTTGGGCGGAGTCCAGTTTCAGTCGGTTGTGATGTAACTTGTCGCCCAACGGGCATCACCCCCTTTCTTATTCCTCCGTGATCGGCGGGATGGTCTTGCCTCGGATGACGACCTTCTCACCGTGGCGCAGCATCGCGCGCAGCCGGTTCGAAACGTTCATCCGCGCCATGCCGGGGTTGAGGTCCTTATACGACGGGTTCCACACGTCGTGGCGGTCGGCGATGTCCTCCAGAGCGTTCCAGTCGAGCGCGAACTTATTTTTCGCGTCCTTGACCGGCTTCAACACGGCCTCGCGCAGCGCCACGTCGAGGTCGTCGCCGGAACCGCCGCCCTTGTTCATGTACTCGGTGTGGTACTTGAGGACCATCACGCCCGACCGGCCGGTCTTGAGCGTCTTCTTGGTCGCCTCGGGGTCGCCGTTCACGGTCGCGGCCTTGCGCGCCTTCTTGGACTTCGCCTTCGGGGCGGCCTTCTTGGCCTTCGGCGCCGTGGCCGGCGTCGAGACCTGCGACTTGATGTGGTTCTGGATTTGCGCCATCAGCGCCTTGCCGTCCGTGCCGGAAACGGAAAAGCCGGAGAAGTCGTGGGTGAAGGTCATCGTGTCGTCATTGTTCAGGGCGATGCTGACGCCCAGCTTGCGAGCCTGCTTGGTGATCATGTGATGAAGCTTGGCCATTTGGGTTCGTTCTCCTATAGGGTTTCGAGGTAGGGCGGATTGCCCGTCCCCTAAATATAAGCATTTAGAGGCCCCGCGTCAAGTATTTACATGAATGAGAGTTCATGGACATACCGTCAAGCGACGGTAGTCCTTCCAGGGGGCCTCTCGCCGCAAAAGTTCTCGAAATGCACCCATTTCGGGCGGCGCCACGTAATAAGAACCATCCGGCAGCCGCCGCGCCCGGCTGGCGCACCACGCCGATATGACCACGTCCTTTTCGAATTCCTTGGCGCGGGCCTCATATTCTCGCACGCCCTCCATCGGGTCGCGTGGAAAGTTATCGTATCCCCGCACTAACGTGGCAGCATGCTTCATTTCGTCAGTACCTTGCCGGCCTTGAGCGCCGCGCGGATGGCATTCATGGCACGCATCTTGGCCACGCCGCCGTTTGGCGCCCCGTCGAGGACGACCGAGAGGTTGTTGGTGGCGCAGAACGCCTTGATCTCGGGGATGGTCAGGCCCTTGGCATATGCGATGATGTCGTCGCCGGCCTCGAGCGGGTCTTTTGGTATGTTTTGTACATCGGCCGGACCGCTGGTAGCAGTTGCCGTCACGGTATTTTCTTTGGCCTTCTTCGCGGAAGACGCGCCGCGCCGCTCTCTGTCCTGTCCCATCTTGTCGTTCTCCGTGTATTCGGTTATGAGTTTCGGTGGATCGAAGTTCAGATCGACGATCAGTCGTGGCACGGGTCTTTCTCCTATATGGTTCACTGTCCCGGGTCGATGTCCCCCAGCCCGGTCGTGGGTATGTACTTCCTTTCGTCCACGTTGCCCAGAACGTAGTTGGTGCTCTCCAGGTAGGCGACCTGGACCCACTCGCAGTGCATGGTGCGCAAGTTCTGAACGCGGACAGCCAAATCAGGAGTCATTTGATCACGGTATAGGCGTCGCATCTCCGGCCCGGCCACGACCTCCCATTGGGGCGGCGGCAACGAGCGGCGCCTGCCCCTGGGATTGTAGTAGCGGACGCCCTTCTGGAACACGGTCACTGGTAGTGGCCCGGCAAGTAATCTTCCATGTCGAGCATCTCCATCAGGGCTTCCGCGTTGCTCCTGTACCGTGGGTACTTGGCGCGGTGAGCCTCGAGGTCTTTCGCGACGAGCGCCCATTCATCCTCATCCATGTCCGGCAGTTCGTACGCCACGAGCGTGGCGGGGTCGTCGGTGCCGGCGGCCTGCGGCTTGCGCCCGCTGGCCTGGAAAAACGTCGGTCCCTTCGCCATGTCAGACCACTGCCGATAGGACGCGGGCATGGTTGCGAAGCGTGCGCGCCTCGCGTTCAATCTTCTCGGCCCGGTCCAGCATGACTTGCCGGAAGCAAGGCGGTGCGTCAGCGGACAGCACCCGGCTGGCGAGCGCGGTTGCCTTCATGTGCCACAGCAGGCACTTGACGGCAACGGGGTCTCGGAGGACTGCCTTTCTTACCTTCATCGATCGTCCCTTCTCACATGTGAAAAAAGTGCAAGGAAAGCAAACCGCACCCGGAGAGGGAAGCGGCTAGCGTGAATATCAACACCCATTTCATGAATTCCAATGCTCCATCATGGCGTGGATTTCATCGGCGCGATAGTTGACGATGGCGCCGTGCAGTTTCCGGTGTGCCGCCATCAACATAGCGTAGATGACGGCGTCCGGCGGGCTTGCGTGGCCCAGCGTCTCCGCCGCCTTGCGGGCGGCGGAGACTGCATTCAGTTCGTTTTCGCTGATGGCTGGATTGGTCATGCGATCCTCGCTTGGGTTGACTTGTGGACCTGAGGGTCGAGGCCGATGGAGGCGCCGTCCGTATAGCCGGCGCAGTATCCGGAATGATCGCGGTTGTCTTTCCGGGTGCGGCCCGACGATCGGCCGGCATGCCGGCGCAGCCATTCCTGCCATTCCTTCTCGGCCTTCGCCTTCTGCGCGGCGGCTTCCTCCGGGTGCGCCAGTTCCCAGGCGGCCCGCTCCTCGCGGGCCTTCTTCGCTGCCTGTTCGGCCTGATAGCGGTCTGCTGCCCAGCGGGCTGACGTGCCTTCGCCATAAAGATGGTCGATGTTGGCGTCATGTTCCGATTGGGTGTAAGTCGCCAGATCGACGCCCGATGACTGCGGCGCGGCGCCCGGATGCTTCGAGCGGGCGGCTGCTTCGCGCGCCTTCGCCTCTTCCGCCATTTTCATTTCATAGCGGCGCTGACGCAACTTCTCACCCAGGCGCTCGGCGACGCCTTCGCGATAGGACGCGGCCCAGCGGGTGAAGAACTGGGTATGGTCCTGATTCAGCCGGTCGCGTACCAGTCGCTCGATGGCCTGCTCCAGGTATTCGGCCATGATCTGCGTGGACACGACGTTGACCTTGCGCCCCAGCACCTTGTGCTTGAACGTCTTGCGTCCCATCCGGCGTTCACCATTAACGTCCTTGTAGACGGCTTGCTTAGTGTAGTCCATCTCGGTGGTTGCCCAGTACATGCAGAAGTTGAGTTCAGCAACCGACTGCCACAGCGAGCGCTGCCACTTATACAGACCGCCCTTGAGTCGTACGTCACCGCGCGACTTGTCGGCCGGCGCGTCGCCGACGCTCGCCATGTCGAGATTATACTGGGCCAGGAGTTCCTGGACCTTGGCCATGGCGGCGGCAGCCTCGGCTTCGTTCGGGTTGTTGCCGGCCAGGGCCAGCAGCTTCTCGATCTTGCGAATGGCGGCTTGGGCTTCCGGGGTGAGTTCCTGATTTGTCATGGTTCAAGTCCTCAACACGTAGTATTTGGCCTCGGCCAGCCCCCGGATGATGCCAGGGTTAGCCTCGATCTGCGCGGCCGAAGGAAGGACGACCGGGACGTAGCGACCCTGGCCGTTGACGGCGACCAGGGATACCAGTTCCTCGGGCAGGGCACTCAACTTCCGTAGAGCGCCGTCGATGGTGATGTAGGAATGGGCTTCGTTAAGGTTGATCTCCAAGGTCTTGCTCCTATATGAAGTTATCGGTCTCGTTTATATGGGTATTCAAAGGTCCCATGTCAAGTATAGGGGTGGCGCGTCACGTTACCCAAGGTCGAATCCACGGTGCGTGGGCTTGCGAACGGCCAAGCCATTGGACCCTGCCCTATTCATCATTCACGCGGCGCGTCCTTCATGACGACGATGGTCTGGCGCCGGTCCTCCGCCTCTTGCAACAGACGCTTCTTGTAGGACTCGGTTGCCCCGAACGTGTTGGACAGCGGACCGCCGACGCGCAGAGCGCCCTGGCTGCCGACATATAGGAAGCCGCGCCCGCCCTTGTTCTTAAACACGACATACTTGCGGGTCTTCTGGTCCGGAGCACGCTCGTAACCCAGCGTCTCTAACGCCGCGATCAGTTCTGATTGCTTCGTCATGCATCACCCGTCTTATTATTTATTTCGGCCACGATCTTCACCCAGCGATTGAGAGATTGACGCGATGACGCGCGTTGAGCCGGCGTCAACATTGGACTTTGCAGTTTTTTAGTCAGGCGGCTGATCCGCTTCCTAGCGTACTCGCGGCGGGCGCGCATCTGCTCCACATATTCCTTAGCATGCGCTTCCGTCTCGAATTCTTCGACGTGGCCGTCATCGAATTCCAGGAACCACGGCCCGCCAAGGCCCAGCTCCTTAATTTCGGCAGCGCTAAGGTCGGTGCGATGGATTTGCATGTCACCCCTCGCAACCGCAGGAGGGGCAAACCGGCGACACGGAATCCAGCGGCTCTTCGAAGCCGCACTGGATGCAGACGGACAGACCTTTCGACTTATCGAGGCCGCGAGGGAAGACAGACGGAAATGCCCGCCGCACCCACGTCTGACAACGCAAAGCGAAGAACGGCGAGAACGGCCAGCGGGGCGCGAGGCCCACGGAGGCCGAACAGAAGAAATCCTCGAGACGGACGACGAGAGAACGCAACATGAGGTCATGCTCCTATAAAAGTTGAAGTAGGATTAAAGCACACCCCGCCTCCGCCGTCAAGATATTACAGGGGTCCTAGTCGCAGGAGCGCGTTCCGTCCGCCGCGATCTTGCAGGCCGCGCCTTCAACGGGAAGGTTGGAGCGCACGTCGCGCACCACGGCGCCGCGCTTTCCGGTCGGGTTGTACGTGGTCAGACCCTTAGCCCCGCCTTCCCAGGCCGCCATGTAGATGCCCTTGAACGCGTCCCAGTTGCATCGATCATCGATGTTACACGTCTTGGCGACGGCGGAGTCCACGTGGCGCTGAGCCGTAAACAGCACGTTTAAGTGGTCCTCAGTACTGCATTCGACGGAGGTCTTGCCCGTCGTACCGAACACTCGCAGACCGTAGTCCTGCAAGGTCACTTCTCGTTCGCCGTCTGGCATGCGCGACACGCGCTTCTGTTCCAAGAAGATGACCGGCTCGATGCCGCCGGACACGTTGTCGGCCGAAAGAGAAATAGTGCCGGTGGGGGCGATGGAGGTCAGGTGAGAGTTGCGGATGCCGTGGCTTTCGATTCCGTCCTGGATAGCCTTGGGCAACGTCTGGATGAAGCCGCCGGACAGATAGTCGTCCCGCTTGAGCGCGGGGAAGCTGCCCTTCTCCTTGGCCAGCTCGATGGAGGCCGCATAGGTCTTGATCTTGAGCGTGCCGAGTACGCGGTTGGCCTCCATCAGGAAGCCGGGCGACCCGTACGGATGGCCCAGCGCCTCGATGGCGTTGGCCAGTCCGGTGACGCCGATGCCCATGCGCCGCTTTGACTTGGCGGATTCCTCCTGCTCCTTCATCGGGTAGACGGCACGATCCACGACGTTGTCCATCGCGCGCACGATGTGATAGAGGTCGTCCTCCATGGAGTTGAGGTCCAGGTATAATTCCTTGTCGTAGGCGGTCTTGCGCACGTACTTGACGAGGTTGACGCTGCCCAGCAGGCAGGCGGCGTGCGCCGGCAACGGCTGCTCGCCGCATGGGTTGGTGGCCTCGATGCGCTCGCAATACCATAGATTGTTCATGCGATTGATCGTGTCGAGGAAGATTACGCCGGGTTCAGCCCAGTCCCAGGTCGAGCGCATGATCATGTCCCACAGCGCGGTGGCCTTGATGGTGCGTATGCGCCGGCCGGCGAAGCGGAGGTCGAAATTGGCATCGGCCTGCACGGCGGACATAAACTCGTCGGTCACGCCGACGGAGATGTTAAAATTTCGAAAGCGATGCTCGTTCTGCTTACACTGCACGAACTCTTCGATGTCCGGGTGATCGACGCGCAGCACGGCCATCTGCGCGCCCTTTCTTTCCCCCACCGATCGCAGTACGCCGCCCATGGCGTTGAATAGTTCCATCCATTCGACCGGCCCGGTGGCTTGACTGCCCAGCGTCGATATCGCAGCGCCCCGGTAGCGGATGCGGGAAAAGTCGTAGCCGACGCCGCCGCCCAATCGCATGGTGTCGCCGGCCTGCCCCAGCACCTTCATGATCGAGGTCATCGAGTCGCGGATGATACCAGAAACGAAACAGTTGTATGGAGTGACGATGCGCGGGCTGCCCATGGCGTTCTGCACGCGTCCGCCCGGTAAAAATCGTTGATCGAGTAGGATGTCGCGGTAGGCCCGGAAGTGGTCTTCGCCGTCCTTGAGAGCGTCGGCCTGCCTAGTGGCGCACTGCTCGAAAGACTCGTTGATGGCTCGATATTTAGCAGCGTGTAATTCCTGTGAGAAGGGAAGCGTCGGCCCGTATGTCATCTTTTTATTCCCCGTCATGATCAGCCCCACTTGAGAACGAGGCGGGCGCGCACCCCTCGAAGAATGCGCGCCCGCTGGCAATTTCCATTATCTGCGATGTGCGTGTGACCCAGCTAGACCATGGTCCTCTCCTCTGTCAGTTGGCCGCGACAAGGCACTCACCCTCAGGCCGTGTGTACCCGGTATGGTACTACCGGCGGCGGGTGGTGTCTAGTGGCTTTAGTGAAGAGGAGTTCACGGTCGCCTCTCGAATCAGGCCGCGCCGGGCGACTTCGCGCCACAGCTCGCCTGAAATCTTGAGCGCGGCGTCGAGCGCCTCCAGGACGGTGGTATCATCGAGGTCCTTGATTTCGACGCCGCGCCACTTCATCCGGTCTGACCGGGATCGAAAGGTTCGGACTCGCAAATGCCCGAATGTTCTTGCGGCGGGTCCAACTTATCAAGTTCGGCGGCGATGACCGGCGGCGTATGAGCGCCGTCGATGTCGCGCGTGTCTACTGGGCCGCTTCCCATCTTGGAAAACACGGCCGGCGACGCGCCCTTGGACGCAAACTGATAGCGCCCGGCGTAGGGCTGCACGGTAGGTTCGTCCAGGATGTGGAAGACCACCTGGGCAATGGGCGCTCCAGCCGGGATAAAGACGCGGCGCGACGAGTGGTTGGAAATCTCGAGCGTCAGCGCCTTGCCGACCCAGCCGGGTTCAATGACGGTGTTTTGCACGCAGATGCCCATGCGCGCCCAGGTGGACTTATCGTGGACGACGCCTAGCAAATCCCACGGCATGTTGAAGCTTTCAATCGTCGAGGCCAGCTTAAAGTGCCCCGGCGACATCTCCAGTTCCTCGGCGACACGCACGTCGTAACCGGCCGGTGAAAGACCAAAAGTCAAGCCATGGGCATGGGTCCGTTCATGGAACGGCTCGATCATGTAGTTGTTGGCGCAGTATCGGCGAATTGTTTGCGCGGATGCGATCATGATACCACGGTCTCCCTTGAACGATTGATTCGCCCGGTCCCTTGCGGTTCCATGGCAACAAAAACATCTGGCCGTCCGAGTACGCCACCATGCCGTCGAAGTTGCGGGTGGTGCGATGTTCGAAGGAGTCCAGCGGCACGGCCACGAACCCGCCGTCCGCCGCATCGTTGCCGTGCAACATGCAAGCTCGATGGCGGTACTCGATGACCCAGTTGTTGAGGATGCGAAGCCGCACGATGGAACCTATAAAAAGAACCCGCCGCAAAGAGCGGCGGGTCTAGTTTGCGTGTGGGGGAGGCTGAACCGCATCTCTGCGGTCGGCTTCACCGCCGGCCACAGTGGGGTGGCCGGCGAAGAAAGATAAACATGGGCGCCCGTCCTTGGTCAAGGCGTCACTATGAATGATCATGATCTTGCCTCCATTACGCATTGCGCCTTGTCGAGTACCGCCCCAGTAAAGACCACGTGCACGGCATGCCGGTGCAGCATGATTTTGCATTCATCCATCGAATGGAAGCCGGTTACGTGCAGCACGGCGTTCCAATACCCAATATGCCAGAGCAGGACGAGCGTGATCATTGATTGTCTTTCCAACGATCCCGAATATCGGTGCAATCGGCATAGAACCCACTTCCGGCGCTAATGGCGCCGTATCTGCCTAATTGACCGATCAGGGCAGCCAATATAGACACGTCTATCGCCAGTTGGCGGACCGCCTGCGGGTCCAAGACCTCCGTTACGTCAAAGATGTGCGGGTTGGAGGTCGGCTTCTCGATGCGTCGAATTACCTTCATGTATTCACCCCATCTTCGTGTGTTGAAACTGGCCCTTCACGTCGGAGACGAACGCCTTACCGACTGAGGGCGCCTGCAACAGGCCGAGATAGACGTGTTCCGGCACGTCGTGGTAGACGTACTCGCCGCCGGACTTGAAGTGAACGTGAAGCTGGCTACGGTCCTTATCGTAGCCGACGCTTCTTATCGTCGACGACTGAACGTGATGCATCTTCATATCTTTAACTCCTCCAACGATAGCTGGGCTGCCGTAATCGGCGCCAGTCCTTGCCTGATGCCCGAAATAAAAAACGCCATCCACTCGGCGTCAAGTCCTTTCGTACGCGCTATCATGAAGGCGCCGCAGACTCCGCGCGTATCTCGCAGTATCTTGGCCCAGATGATCTCATCGAGGCCGTCCTCCCATGATGGGTGGTTGTGAAGGTCTATGACGGTGCGCGGCATCAGTCCTGCTCCTCGCTGCCGCGCTCGGCTGGGGGCTCGGGGTCGAGGTGGTTCCATTTGACAGTTCCGTAGGTTCCATCATCCCAGGTGATGAACGCCTCGCCATCAGAGGTGAACTCGTCAGCCCGGCCGTGACGGCCGTCCAGGCGGTAGACAACGCGATCACCGGCCTTCATTCCGAGAGCACCGTTGCGATGGCCGAGCAACGCTAGTGGGTGTGGCGGAAAGTCCATCTATTCCCCCTCCTTCGTGCTGGCGGCTTGCCCGGCGTTCTTGACCTGGCCCTCGTAGGCCGCGCACCGCTCGGTCAACTTGGTGATCTGCTCGTCCTTCGCGTCCAGGGCGTCGGCGGCGGTGCGGATGGTTGCCCGCGCCTTATCCGTCCATGTGAGGTAGTCGGCGTAAGCCATGCCCTCTACTAAGTCCCGCATCTCCGCTGTGTCGGCAGACGCGGGGGGCTGCGCGGCGCGGGCTTCACGCAGTGCGCGGGCGACGTTGTTCACCAAGTCAGCAATCGGGCAGTCTTCGTCATTCTGCCATGCAGTGACGATAGTGTGGGCGCGGTCAGCGGCCCAGTCCACCACCGTCCCGGCGGCGGGTGCGGGCGTGGGGGTGTTCATGGCTTATTTCTCCCCCACGGTCCCGACTGCGCGTGCGGCTGTAAGCGTGCCACTTCCGCCTCCAGCGCCGCGCAGCGCAGTCTGGCCGCTTGGAGATCGGCGAGCAGTTGGGGGCCGGCATCTTGCAAATAGCGGCCCATGTTGCCGACCGTCTCGCCTCGTCGCAGCCAAAATGCCAGTTCCTCCCGCCGCCCCATCTCCCCGCCCACGTCCGCACGCTGCAGGGCTGCGAGGGTGCGGAGGATGGTGGCGACTTGTTCAGCCTCTTCCAAGCTCATGGAAAAATACGAGCCATTAGGAGGATCATGTGGTGCGAAGGGATCATCCAATTCTGAGCGGAATTTGACCGCCAGCCGTTCGATCTCCTCCGGCGGGGGCAGCGCGGCCAGCGGCTTGGCGGCGTCAACTTTTGTCATCAATAACCTCCGTGTGCGTTGAGAAAGGTGATGGCGCGTACCTTGATCGGCCGTCCGCCGACGCGCTTATTGAAGGATGGAAAGCCCAGCCGGGTCATTCGCGTACCGAAGGTAACGTTGGACATCGGCTTATGGCCGGACGCCTTGGCCCACTCCATGTAGCGCATGTAGACCGACATCGACTCTTCGGCCGGCTCGACTCCATTCGGTATCTCGTAGTCCGGGTGCTTCATGGCGAGGCCCTGGTGCGTCTGATCGATCAGGAATTGAAGCGCCTGATTGTTCTCTTCGGTCAACTGATTGATCTTGATCTTGTGGATGCGAGGTTTCTCAAAGCCGCCGCGCGCTCGAAGTCGCAGGTACCCGGCCGCCATACGGTTGAAGATGCCCGGCAGCTCGGACTTAAGCTTGTTCGACAGAGAAAGGTCTTGTTCATTTTCTCGTAGCGACTCTCCACAGTGCAGATATAGAAGCCGTCGCTCAATCGCTCCACTATCGTCCGAGTATCTAAAGTTCTCGTTGCCGACGATGATGACGCGAGCCGTAATGGTGGCATAAGTCTGTTCCTTGTAAAGTTCGCGGACCGGGACGCGGTCGCCGCCGGTTATGGCCTTGAACATCCGGTCCGCCATGGCCGACATTCCGGACACTTCCGGCGAGATGTTGACGAGCCGCCCGACCATGGCAGTGCGGGCGCGCTCCTCATTGAAGGTGTCGATGGTGGAAGCCGACACGGCGTCCGGCGCATGCAGCATATGGATAAGGTTGATGAGCGTGGACTTACCGGTGCGCGTCTCCCCCACCACGGCCAGCGCCGTCTGGAAGGAGATGTCCGGCACGAGCGTCAGGCCAATAAACTCCTCGAAGTTCTGCACCGACAGTTCCTGGTCTCGTAATCGCTCCTCGTCCGACCTAGGATCGTCGTCGGAAGCCGGTGCTTGCTTGAAGACGCGTTTAATGAAGCGGTCGTAAGTCGGGCACTTGGCGCCCCGGTCGAAAGAAAAGGGGAGACGATAGAGGATGTAGTCCTCAGGCGACCCTTGTTCGGTGAAGTCGCCAGACATGAGGTCGAACGTGCCATTTTGAAGGCGCACCTTTGGAACGTGAATGTCGGGCCAGACCTCGACCATCGACCGAAAAGTAGACAGGGCCTCCCGCATGTCCTTATATCCTATACGAAACTCGTTGATGAGACGCGTCTCCAAAGGCTCGAGCCGCTGGGGTACCCAACATCCGTCGTGATACCTGAGCATGGCTCCCGGCTGCCTTCGTAAAAACGGAAGGCCACCCAACGCGCCGGCCAGCCACTCGGCCCGCAACAGCGACGCCGGTACCTTCTTGGAAGCCACGTCGGTCTGGAATCCCTTGTTGCGAGCGGACTCGACGAGGTTGATGATGCGCTTCTCATAAATGCGGTCGTCCCAGTTGTTGTGGCCATGGACGGCCAGACACTCATCCACCGCGCGGCGGCAGCGGGCAAGAATGAAGTCATCAGGACAGCCGGCCTCCACCATGGCGGCGGTCGCGCGCATGAGGGAGTCATCGACGGTCCCGCCGCCGCCCGGCCCGTGCCATGACATGTCGTTGATGAGGAACCACGGCGAGTCCGGCTTGTTGACGGCGGTCTTAATCTCTGCTACAACCCATTCGTCAATGAGTGGAAGTTGGGTGATTGGCGTGTTCTCGAGCGTGATCTCGGAGCGCCACTCGTAGGGGCGCTTGGTGTCTGGGTGAATCGACGGCGGGATGACCGTCTGATTACCGGCGCCCATGAAGTCTATGACCGTGAAGCGCTTACCGGTGACCGAGTCCTTGCGATGAAACTTGGCGGACTTCATGGAATGGGCGGACCGCACCAGGAAGGTGATACCCTTGCTGCCGAATTTGGCTATCGGATCGCCGGGGATGGCCGAACGGACGCGCTGAATGAACAGCTCGTCCTTGATGTCGATGTCGATCCCGACCAGGAAGGACTCTTTGTCGACCTCGGTGCCGAGAAGGACACCCAGGTTCCATTCCCTCCCCTGCGTAAAGTACCGATGAATCTCGTCCGGCTTTATTCTGAACTCTAAGAAGTTGGAGTCATTCGGGTACTTGGCCTTGCCAGCGATAGGGATGACGTGGTATCCTAGCGCCGCGATCTTTTTGGCTGATTGAATGACGGAGGACGCCATAACCTCTCCCCAATACGGTTTAACAAAAAGTCAGGATAACATCCCGGAGGGGGAGTGTCCATCACGGACAGTGAAGAGAGGTTCACTAGGGTCTCACATAACCGGTTACATTCGCTACGCTATATGTAACTGGTCTGAGGAGTCGCTACGTAGCGTATCGGCGGAGGGGCAAGAGGCCCGCGCTCCGGCGCCTGTTACTGATGTTACTGGTTTCAGTACCCCCACTTTTTATACGAGAAGAGAGGGGAGGGGATTATTTGACAGAAGTAACGGAGAGGTAAAAAAGGGGGCGACCTCCACCGGTAACACCCGCTACGCGGCCTTCTCGGCCGCTCCTGCGGTCGCTACGGTAGCGGATCGGCCCGCTACAGGCCGTTACTTCGGGTAACTAGTATCGATGAGGTAACTATATGGTCGATAAATACCCTAACGAGACTCCCCGGATTGACTGGGCCGCCATCGAGGCGGACTATAAGGCCGGCATCCTGAATGATGGAATGATCTGCGCGAAGTGGGGAATCTCACTGTCGAATCTTCGCCGAGTGGCGAATAAGCACCAGTGGAAGCGACAGGAGATCGCGCACGTGAATCCACCACCGTTCGGCGGCGGCACTCCGGCCGGGAACACGCTGTCTGATACCGAAGTCGCTGGAATGCAGGCCCGCCAGTTGATGGCAATCGTTCATGAACATCGGCGCGACATTCAGAAGATTCGGGGTCTGGCGAGCCTTCTGTTTGAGCGCACGATGCTGATTCTCGACGGTCAGGAAGTCTCTCGTGCGTGCTTTGGCGGCCGAGAATCGCCGGCTGACATGATGATGAAATTAGCTAAGACGATGTTTGAGGCGATCAAGATGGAGCGCGAGGTCCTCGGCATGTCGTCCATGACGCAGTTGTCGGACCCGGAGGCAGTGGACGGCGGCGAGGAGTGGCATCAGGTCGTCAAGAAGTTGGATGAACTCTACAAAGAGAAGGTTGGTAAGTCCCACGATGACTGATGCTCTCGTTGATCTTCGGCCGCGACGGATAACGCTCAATCCGCTTGCCGCTATCGCGGATATGCGCATGCTTTGGTTGCACGAGGCGCGGCCAAAGCAACTAGCTCCTCCCGGCGACTGGCTGACGTGGCTTAACCGTTGCGGTCGCGGCTATGGCAAGACGCGATTGGGCGCGGAAGAGATTTTATGGCGGGCCGGTACTAGGCCTAATACGCGGTGGGCCGTTCTGGCGCCGACGTACAATGACTGCCGCTTTACTTGCTTTGAGGGCGAGTCCGGCATTCTGGCACGGCTGCCGCCGGTCTGCATCACTAAGAATGGATGGAACAAGTCGTACCTCGAGCTTAAGTTGTGGAACGGGTCGGAGATTCGTGGATTCGCGGCCACGGAACCGGGCCGCATTCGAGGTCCGCAGTTTCATGGCGGCTGGTTCGATGAGCTGGCGGCTGCTGCGCGCGAGTCGTTGGAGGAGGCATGGTCCAACTTGCAATTTGCGTGCCGCTTGCGTTACGAGGACTTCGCCCCTCAGATCATCATCACGACGACGCCGAAGCCGATTCCGATCATCAAGAAGATTCGACTGGCGCCCGGCACGATCACTACGAGCGGCTCGACCTACGAGAATAAGGAAAACTTAGCGCCGTCATTCTTCGACCGCATCGTTCAGTATGAAGGCACCCGGATCGGGCGCCAAGAGATTCATGGCGAGGAGATCGACCCGGAGGAAGCCGGCATCGTCAAGCGGTCATGGTTTAAGCTGTGGCCGATGAAGAACGGCTTACCTCGATTTCAGTTGGTCATCATGTCGCTGGACACGGCGTTTAAGGAAAAGCAATATGATAAGAACAATGACCCCGATTATTCTGCTTGTACTACTTGGGGCGTGTTTAATATACAGACCGGCGTGGAGAGGTTGCCGGGTGGCGTTGAGAAGAAGAAATATCGTGCCAACGTTATGCTACTTGATGCTTGGCGTGATCATCTCGGGCTACCTGATCTGGTTGATAAAGTACGCGCTCAATCTCGGCTGACGTTCGGCGCCATTGAGACGCCACTAATCAAGAGCGCTCTTTATGGGGTCGTGCCGTCGCGCATCTCGGGCAAGGGGCGCAAGGTCGATCTGATCGTAATTGAGGACAAGGCTAGCGGCATCAGCCTGATTCAGACGTTGGCCAAGCACAAGGTATTCGTGCACCCTTACAATCCGGACGGCGCGGATAAGGTGATGCGTCTTCATATCGTGTCGCACATTCCGAATTCGGGCATCGTGTGGATACCGGAGAGCCGCTCGACCATCGACATGGAACCGAGTGATAAGAAGTTCTCTGCGTGGTCGGATGAGTTCTTGGACGAGGTCTGCACGCAGCCGAACGCCGACTACTGGGATTACACCGATACATTCACGCAGGCGCTACGAGTTCTCGTTGATAAAGGAATTCTGTCCGTGACCGTGCCGAAAGCGTACGAGAAGGACCCGGACGCATCACCGCCGCCGGGGCGGCGCGGCGGGCGTCGTCGTCGCCATAATCCGTATGGCAGCTAAGCCAAATTGACACGGGAGCGCCGGCTGGCGTAGGATGGCGGTATGCGGTGGGTAGGCGGTGACTTCCTAGGAGCGCACGTAGCCCCCATCATCCAGGGCGAGGGTGCCAGTAATGAGTCCAAAGAGCTGTGACACGGCCAGCTACATTATTGGAACAACACCCTCCCCGGATGCTTTTTAATGGGAGCGCTGTCTCAAATTCTATCAGAGTTGACTAACGTTGCTCGCCAGGGCGTGCGTAATGTTGCCCGCGAGGGTAAGCGCCAGGGTCATGAATGGGCGACCGCCGGCCCAAACGTCGAGACGAGAGACCCTATCTTGATGTCAATTCCGGAGCGGTTGATGTCTACGTCCGGCGAGCGCAATCGGGTAAACGATATCTATAAGTTGCATGAATACTCGCTAGGACCGAACGCCAGCATCGATCCGCATCGGGCGTCGCTGGGCGACCCCTATTTCACGGTGCATAATCACCCGACCGGATTTCCGTCGCCTTCGTCGGCAGACCTAAACTTTCATAATTGGATGCCGACGCCGGATAAGCACGAGATGATAGTGGCTGGCGTGCCGCATTGGAGAGACCCAGTGATGGGTGATTACCAGTGGCGGGGTGAAGACCCGCATTGGATAGGGCTGGGGCCGTTATCCGGCATTTCGCGTTACTCGACGCCGGGCGGCGTGATCGACCGCGACTCGCAGCGGGATTATGCGTCGAGGGTTTACCAGCACATGGCGCGAGGGTTGACCGACCTCGTAACTAACCCGGACACGACCGTTCGGTACGTGCCGAAAGGCAGCGGCTCGCTGCATGACGACATCAAGGCCGCCATCGATGCGCCGGACATCGAGCCGTGGGATTCCTATAGACAGTATTTTGGAAGCTTCCCGTTGCGCAACATGGCCGAGCGCTCGCCTAATGACGTGCGCTACCAATTGCAGATGCATCACCCGCTGGATCAGCACATCTATGATTCGATCTTCGACGTGATGAAGCGACACGGTGCGCTCGACAAGGCAGAAGGCGGACTGGTCTGATGGGAGCGCTCGACAAGATCATCCGCGCAAATCTCGCGCACCTGGAGGAACTTCTAGGCCATTCGACCGTGCCGGTGGGTCCCGCCGCCCACGAGGAGGCACGACGCGCGGTGTCGATGGGAGTAGCGCCATCATGGGCACAGGCGCAGGCAAAGGGCCTCCCGCTTGATCCCGTGAGCATTGAGAACCGTGCCAACGCGCTAGGCTTTACCAATCGAGCGTTTCATGGCACGCATCGTTTTCCGTTCGACGAGATGGATGAAGGTGACCGCCAATTTTCGGAAGACCCAACCGACTATGACTTTCATTCATTGGAGGGCCGCCGGATCGTGCCGGAAGACCCGGACACGACCGTGTCTCGTTATCTTGGTGCACACATTTCACGCGGTCCGAAGATAGCGCAATACTTTACGGGGTATAAGCGTAGTCCTTATACAGCCGTTCTAAACCCGATGACCCAAGAATATGAGCCTATAGGTGGAGTTGCTTACCAACATATTGCCATGCCCGGTGGTCGCATCATTCCACTTCGGTTCCGTGGCTCGCAATATGAGCTGCCGCAGAAGTGGTTGTTTAGTGATTCTGTAAACCGTCGTATGCTACCTGATGAGCGACCTGATTTAAATAAACCGATCTTTGATGACCTTGCCGTGGATATCGATGCGGCGACGCACGCACTCCTGGCCGATCCAGAGTTTGCGCGCTCTACGGCGCATGGCGAGGGTACGCCGTCCTTCGACAAATTGAGACAACTGAGTGATCGCGGTAATGAATACGACATGCGGCGGTTTGTTCAGGCGCGACACAATGACCTCAATCCGTTGATGATGTCGCCGGGTGAGGAAGACCCTGATTACCTTGATCCCAATACGCTGCAATCAATCATGGATATTTATCGCGGTAACCTCTTAGGGCGCGGTCATTCCGTGATTCGTTATCACAACACCATGGAAAACGAAACGATGGGTGCTCCATCCGCTGATTCTTACATCGTGTTAGACCCCAGTCGGGTGCGCGGTCCGTCGGCGATCTACGACCCGGACCTCAGCCACCTAGGCGGGCTGAGTTATTTTGAAGGTGGAGAAGTTTGATGCCGCCGCTTGATCCAGACGACCAGGACCCCAACATGCCGCAGTCGCCGGACGGCGAATATGCCGAGATTCCGGACGATGAAGGTGACCCCGACGTGCAGGAAAATGAGGACGGGTCCGCCATCGTTCAATTGAGCGATAAGACGGAGGTCGACGAACACGAGGAGTTCTTTGCCAATCTGGCGGAGAAGCTGCCGCGCCACTATCTGTCGGCGATGGCGACCGAACTGCTCGATCTCATCGAGAAGGACCAGGAGTCGCGCAAGTCTCGTGACAAGTTATACGCGGAGGGCCTCAAGCGTGCCGGCCTTACCGATGATAAGGGTGAAGACAGCAGCACCGGATTTGAGGGCGGTAGCACCGTCACGCACCCGGTTATCATCGAGTCGTGCATTGATTTTGCGGCGCGCGTCGTCAAGGAGCTGTTGCCGCCGGAAGGTCCGGTAAAGGACAAGGTCATCGGTACTGCGACCAACGCGAAGGTGGAGAAGGCCCGTCGCAAGGTCAAGCATATGAACTGGCAGCTAACCCAGCAGATCAAAGAATTCCGCCCGATGATGGAGCAGGGCTGCACACAGATTCCGCCGGGCGGCGCTTTCTATATGAAGATGTGGTGGAGCAAGACGCTGGGTCGCGTCACTTGCAAGGCGGTCTATGTCGACGACGTTTACTTGCCTTATTCGGCCTCTTCGTTCGAGACGGCGCTGCGCCGGACGCACGTTATTTACACGACTGACCAGGAGTTCGAGCAGGATGTGGAATCCGGCATGTATGCGACGCCGGATTATCTGACGGGCGCGGGACAGGAACCGGAGAAGTCGGAGACCAGCAAGACCAGCGATGAGGTCGAGGGTAAGGAATCGACCGGCTATAATGAGGACGGGCTGCGCGTGCAATACGAGACGCAGCTTTGGAAGGTGATCGATGGCGACGATTACGCACAGGGAGAGCTTGCTCCGTACATTGTTACTATCGACCTCGTGTCGCGTTCCATCGTCGGGATTTATCGCAACTGGGACCCCGAAAAGACCGACCTGTTCGAGGAACTCCCGATCATGGTCGAGTTTCCTTTCATTCCATGGCGGGGCGCCTTTCCTCTCACCATCTTCCATCTCATCGGTTCCTTGTCCGTTGCGGCAACGGGCGCTCTACGATGCCTACTCGATTCCGGATTTGTAAATACGGTTCCGTCGCTGGCCAAGTTGAAAGGCGGGCTGGGCGACGACGGCGGCCAGTCGAAGGACTTCCAGCCGGGTGAAGTGACGGAGATTAACGGCGGCCTTGCTACCGACGACGTGTCGAAGCAGGCGTTCCAGATGAACTTCAATCCGCCGGCCCCGGTCTTGTTCGAGCTGCTGGGCTTCCTGGTGGACGCGGCCAAGGGCGTGGTGCAGACGACCTTCGACGAGCTGGCGGATTCGAATGCCAACGTGCCGGTGGGTACGACGCTGGCCCGCTATGAGCAGGGCACCGTCGTGTTTTCGTCCATCCACGCACGGTTGCACGCGGCCCTGGCGCAAGTGTTCGCCATTTTGCACCGGCTCAACAAGTTCTACCTCAAGGACAGCGTCACCAAGGACGAGGCCGGCGAAATCCTGGCGTACCGCAGCGATTATGAAGGCCCGGTGGACGTGGTTCCCGTGTCCGATCCGCGCATCTTCTCCGATACGCAGCGGTTCGTGCAGATTTCGGCGGTGGTGCAGCGCGCGACCAACAATCCGCTGTACAAGCAGCGCGAAGTAGAAAAGCTATGGCTCAAGCAGACGCACGTTCCGGAGGCAGAAAAGCTTCTGGTGGATGAGCCGACGCCGCGCCGCATGAACGCGGTTAACGAGAACCTCGCCCTATTGATGAAGCGACCGGTATCGGCCTTCCCCGAGCAGGATCACGAGGCACATCTCAACACACATCTTCCCTTCATGATGTCGCCGGTCATCGGGGCGCTGCCCATCGTCGTGCCGGCGCTCTATCCGGAGATGTTGCAGCACGTCATCGAACACGTCGGCTTTTGGTACGTCAGTAAATACCACGATGAGATGAGCCGAGCGGCGGGTGTCGAGATCACGGAGCTGATGGATGAAGACCCGCAGATCATGGCGGAATTTGACCGGTTCGTGGCGAAGGTGACACCGACCATCATGAAGGAGATGGATAAGACGTTTGCCAAGTTGCCGCCCATCATAACGCAGGCACTGCAATTGTTGCAAAAGATGTCGCCGCAACAGCCGCAAGACCCGACCGCTCAAGCGCTGGCGGCGGAAACCGCGCGAAAGGGCCAGAAGGATCAGATGGACGCCAAGGCGGCGGACCAGAAGGTGCAGTTGAGCGCGGCGGAGTTGAAGTTGCAGGCGGCCAAGCAACAGCAGGACGCCGAACAGGCGGCGGCTGACCGGCAGGCACAGCAACAGAGAGACGCGCAGGCCGCCCAGTTGCAGCAGCAGAAGGACCAGCAACAGGCCGACCTGCAAGCACAACAGCAGGCCCAGGCCGCCGCCGATGCCGAGAAGCAACGACAGCTCGATGCGGCCAAGCTGGCGCAGGACGGTGAGAAGCACCTGCGCGACGCGGCACAGGCCGCCGCCGACATGCAGGCCGAGAACGACCGCAAGGCCGCCGACTTGCGGGTCAAGACTGACGTGAACACGGCGGATAACGAAACGGCCTTAACAATTGCGAAGATGGAGGTAGAGGCCGGCAGGAAGAGCAATATAAAGACTGGAACTGGAATCAACCCGCAATAGGAGGTTACATTCATGGCGATCGATGTGAAATTCCTGCCGCTCCACAAGGGCATCGCGATGGGGCTGCACCAAGAGACGAAAAATTCGGCGAACGCCGGACCGCGCTCGAACTATGCCAAGGGTGGGGCGGTCTCTCGGCCGGGAAAGAAGGCGCCCGCATTCACGAAGAAGCCTTCGAAAGCCAATTGCTAACGGACCGGGAGGCGTGCTAGCGTGATCGAGCGGATAATTCAATTGCTCACCGAAGAGAGGTCACGGTTTTCCGTGGAGATGCTCAGCAAAGGTTTCAACGGCGACTCGTCCTATTTGGCCGGTAAGGCCGTGGGGCACGTGGCCGGCTTGAGCCGGGCGCTCGACGTGATAGCCCAGTTACTCTCTGCGGAGGAGAAAAGGGAGAAAAAACTCTGATGTCGCAAGTCAGTCATTTGAACGTCTCCATGGGATATGATTCCTTGGAGGAGGCATTCCCGGACGTGGAATGCGGGCACGTCGCCCTAGGTACCACCGTCATCGTTCAGTTGCGCGTCCCAAAGTCGAAGACCAAGGGCGGCGTGATATTGGCATCGGACACGCGCGATACCGAACAGTGGAACACGCAGGTTGCCAAGGTCGTCGAGGTCGGGCCGGTTGCGTTTCGCAACCGTCAGACCATGCAGTCGTGGCCGGAGGGTGCGTGGGCGAAGAAGGGCGACTACGTGCGTGTGCCGAAGTATGCGGGTGATAAGTGGCAAGTCGAATTCGTTCCGAAGGGGCGCATGCGCACTCAGGACGATGTCGCGATCTTCTGCATCTTTAACGATCTGGAATTAAAGGCCAAGATTCCGGACCCGTTGACCGTCAAGTCGTTCGTCTAGTCTGAAAGGAGACTGACATGGCACGTGAAGACAACCAGCCGGACGAGATCGAGGAAGATGGCGAGTATGTGGACATTCCAGACGAAGAGGAAGCGGGCGCTAGTGCGTCTGCTACGGCTGACGCTGGGCGGGGGACTGCCGCTGCCGACGCTGGTGCGGCTGATGCGGACCGTACGGCGGTCGAGGAAGGTGACGAGCGTGAAGCGCGGCGCGAGGCCCGACGGCTCGAGCGCAAGCAACGCAAGGAGCGCCAGCGGCAGGCTCGCGATGCCAACAATACTGAGATACGCCAGCTTAAGGACACCGTAGCGGAACTGCGCGGCCAGATTGACGCCTTGTCGAGGCGGACGCAGGGGCATGATGTTCAAACCGTCAAGCAACAAATGGCGATGGCCAAGAATGCCTACGATACCGCTAATCGGCAACTGGCGGCGGCACTCAAGGCGAACAACGGCGACATCGCCATCCAGGCATTGGCCAATCGCGATGCCGCGATTGATCACTACCGGCAACTGGAAGTGATCGACAGGCGCATCGCCGCCGTGCCGGATGCCAAGCCGGGCGTGCGGGAGAAGCCGCACCCCGACGCAGTCCGTGGGTACAACAGTTTTCGCAGAGATAACCCGTGGTTCGACCCTGAACTTAAGGACGAGGACTCGCGCATTGCGTTTGCAATCGATGAGGGCCTCGAAGACGAGGGCTTCGACATGCGGACCCAGGAATACTGGGACGAGCTGGAGGACCGCCTGCGGGAGCGGCTGCCGCATCGCTATGAGGAGGAAGGTTCCAACGGCAAGGCTAATGGTGGGCGCGCGAACGGCCAGGAGCGGCGCCGGGGCGGACCTCCCGTGGCGGGCGGGTCGCAGACCGGGGGGCAGCGCATGGAGGGGCGCAAGGGCGTCTTCGTGGCGCGGGAGCGCGTCGATGCGCTCAAGGAATTGGGCGTGTGGGATGATCCCAAGCAACGCGCCCGCTATATCAGGGCGTATCGAGAGTACGACAAGCAACATCAGCGGACTGAAAGGAGCTAGTTATCATGGGTAGGAAAGATGAAGATCGCCTTGGTAACGACCCGGACCGTCCGGGCATGGTAGAGCCTCTGGCGCCGTCGCTGGAACAGATGGCCACCATGTCGCCGCGCGCAGCGCGACGCGATACCGGGCGCGATCAGACGCGGGAAGCAAACGACCGCGCCCACACCGAAGATCGGGAGGAGGAAGACGACGAACGGCTCGAGATGTTTATCTCAACGTTCCTCAACAACACTCTTCCGGAAATGCCGGATATTCCCGGCTACCATCTGTGCTGGTTGTCAACGACCAACACGAAAGATACGATTCACATGCGTCTTCGCATCGGGTATCAGCTTGTGAAGCCTGAGGAGATTAGAGGCTGGGAAACGGTCAAGCTGACGAGCGGCGACTACGCGGGTTACGTCGGGGTCAACGAAATGGTCCTGGCCAAGCTTCCGAATCGTCTGTATCAACGCTACATGCAGGCAGTCAGTCACGATATGCCGATGGACGAAGCTTCCAAGATGCGGTACAAGGTCGAGAACGCCAACGAGAACGCTCGTGCGGTGAAATCGAGCGTCACTGACATTGACGGAAACATCGCTGCCATGGACAGGCATGCGCCGGTCCCGGATTTCAACGATCCGAACTGGAGACCTCCTGCCTACTACATCGAGCAGATGCTCAGAAAAGGAACGTAATCCCAAATGCCTTCGGTATCAGGTCCTTACGGGCTTGTCCCGACGTATCATCCCGACGGGCTGATGAGGCCGCATCAGATTCGCCTGACTAAGGCGCTTGCTGAGGCGACGCCGACTCTCTATCAGAATCAGCCGGTTGCGATCGATCCGACGGGCAGGCTCGCCCAGGCGGCCAACGCGGCGGACTGGTGCGGCACCTTCCAGGGTGTCGAATACCAGGACCTCACTGGCCGTCCCGTCGTTCAACCAGCCTGGATCAACGGACAGCTCGTCCGCGATCTGGGCAACGATTCCGCGCGTTTCACTTTTACGCGCGACCCCTACATCGTTTACAAGATTCAAGGTTCTGCCGCAATGGCGTTCGACGACCTCGGTGAACAGGCGGCATTCTTGAACATCGCGGCCGGCAACACGACCACGTTGCTTTCTTCGGCCGCGCTCGACCAGTCTACCGTTGCTTCCGGTCAGAACATGATGAAGATCGTGAACATCGATCCGAGTCCGTTCAACGACTGGACCGACGCCTTCCCGGACGTGCACGTTCAAGTCGCACGTCATCAGGAAGTCGCGGCTAAGGCCGGCTTCTAGGAGGGATGTAGACAATGGCAACACCAATGCGGTCTACGGACTTCCGCTCCATCGTTGAGCCGATTCTCAACGAGGAGTTTGACGGCGTCTACGATCAGCGCGCCGACGAATGGAAGCAGGCTTTCAAGGAAGAGAAGGGGATCGAGCGCAACTACCATGAAGAGCCGATGCTTTACGGCTTTGGCGCCGCTCCGGAACTTCCCGACGGCATGCCGGTCAATTATCAGGCCGGCGGCATCATCTTCATCAAGCGGTACGTGTATCGCGTCTACGGACTGGCCTTCGCGCTGACGAAGGTCCTCGTGGAAGACGGCGATCATATTCGCATCGGTCAGATTTACAGCCGTCACTTGGCTCAGTCATTGATCGAGACCAAGGAGACGCTGTGCGCTAACATTCTCAACCGCTCCTTCAATGCGTCCTATCCCGGCGGCGACGGCGTGCCGCTGGTGTCGGCCTCGCATCCCATCGTCGTGGGCACGTTCTCAAACCTGCTCACGTCGGCGGCCCTGTCGCAGACGAGCGTCGAGCAGGCGCTGGTTGCAATCCGGAACGCGGTCGATCACAATGGCAAGCGCATCCGCTTGAACCCGTTGAAGATCATCAATGCGCCGGCCAACGTCTTCCAGGCGGAGACTATCTTGAAGTCGGTGCTGCGCACCGGCACGGCCAACAACGACATCAACCCGATCAAGTCGATGGGGCTGTTGTCGGGTGGGCAGGCGAACCTCGCCCGTCTTACTTCGGCCACCGCGTGGTGGATCGAGACCGACGCCGACCGGGGCTTGCAGATCAAAAAGCGTCGCGGACTGGAGAAGTCCATGGAGGGCGACTTCGAGACGGACTCGATGCGCTACAAGTCGACTGAGCGCTACGACGAGGGTTGGACTGATCCTCGCTGCGTTTGGGGCAACCAGGGCCTCTAGACGTGCTTATGGGTTTTGCCGGGGTCCCAATAAAACCTCGGCTTCATCTCTAGCCCTTCATGGGGTAAATGGATGACACACGTATCAGACGACATCTACCTTGGTAATGCCAAGCTAACTCCCGCCGATCCGCTGCCGGCGGCAGGCGCTGCGCCTCCCACGGGCGGCTTTGGCATCGGCCCGATGGGACGCATCTACGTATGGGACACAGTTCCTGTAGCGCTCAACACGGCGGCCCTTTCTGCTTTGGCCACGCTGGCGGGCGCCGGCAACCTCGCTCTGCGAGCCGGCGTCGGCGGCGTGACTGCCGTCGTCAATGGACGCGGCGAGACGGTTTATCAGTTCGACGTGCCGCGAGCAGTGTCGATCACGGCGGCGGCAGGCGCGACGACGCGCAACTATACTGTCACCGGCTACGACCGTTACGGCCAGAAGATGTCGGAACTCATTCCGAACGTCGCGGCTTCTTCGACCGTCAATGGTAAGAAGGCGTTCTATCAGGTCCTTTCGGTCGCGGTGGACGGCGCCACGACCAATAACGTATCGGCCGGTTCGAGCGACATTCTTGGTTGCCCGATCCGGTTCACCGACTTCGGCTACATTATCCACGTTGGCTGGAACAACACCTTGGCCGACGCCGCTGGAACTCCGGTCAACGCGGACGCGACCGCACCAGCAACCAACACGGGCGATGTGCGCGGCACCTATACGCCGCCATCGGCGACCGATGGCGCTAAGCGGCTCGTCATGTCGCTGGCGGTTCCGGCGATTGCCGCCGGGCCGAACGCCAACCGTATCGGTGCCTACGGCCTCGATCAGAACTTGGCTGCGCAGTAGTTTGATGCTCCCGCTTCAATATGCGACGCTCTACGTGTCGAGCGAGCATCGCGAGCTGATCTTGCGCCGTTATGGCAATATGACGCTTTATATTGCCAAGGTGCACGGTCGCGAGTTGAAGCGGGAGACGCGCCTAGTGGACACGTTATGGAAATTGGAGTTGGGGCCTGCAATTCCAATGCTTTCCCAACCGCAGAGGAGATTAGTACGTGGCTAAGAAGAAGGATACGGACGACGGTTTGTCGCAGACTCAATCCGAAGAGGGACGCGATGAGGCGTCCTTGACGCAACCGCTTGAAATGCCCGATCCGGCATTAGTTACCATGACCAATGCCGATTACAACCGGCTGTCCGCTGAACACGGCAATGCGCACAACATGTGCGAGGTCGTTCACGGCAAGAGCCTATTAAAGGCGATCCAGCGAGACGGGTTCGTGGAGCTGTTCCTCAGCCCTTTACCGAGAACCGACGGTGGGGTAGGGACTCCGGCGGGGAACTGAGAGAACTCCTACAATTCTACCGGGACGTACTTGACATCATCGTGAGGAGAGCAAATCACATGGCGGACGAACTCAAGAATCTCCAGACCAACGCGGCGGCATTGAAGAGCGGTCTGACCGATCTGTTCTCGCTGGCCGATACGCTCAAGGCAAGACTCGACGCGCTGGGCAGTCAGACTTCCATTAGTCCGGCGGATGTGCAGGCGGTGGCCGACGACTTGGCGACTGACTTGCAGGCCGTCAAGGACAAGATCGCGGCCGATACGCCGTCGACTTAAGGCGATCGATCCAATGGGCGCTTCTAACGGGGGTAGAAGCGCCCTATCAGGAGTAAATAGATGAGCGCCAATCAGACAAGAACCAGAGGCGTACGCATCGCGGCCACGGGCTTCATACATGCCGACGTGGCTAAGCGCCTGTGGGGCTTCTATGTGAACGTCGGGTCTGGACAGCTTACCATCCGGGATGGTGGGGCCGCCGGCAACGTCGTATGGGATTCCGTGACGGTCCTGAACCAATGGATTGAATTTACGGCGCCCATCGTCGCCACTCACCCTGGTCCGACCGGTGAACCCGGTTCTTCATTGGCTGGCGGCCTGCACGTCACGCTGGCCGGCGGCCTCGACATAACCTTTCAGGTGGACTACTGATCATGGGAAAAACTCTCAAGTATGGAAGTCACGACTTTCCAACGTCGTTTGGCTTCACTGGTTCTTCCGGTAGCGGGCCGGTCAAGGTCCGCAGTCACACCCGGACGCGGGCGGCGCCAAAATCCTCCCTGCCGTCGCCCGCGACTTCTTCGGAGCGGATTCCTCCGCGCGGGGTGATGAAGAATCCGGCGGTGTTCGATGCCAGACGGTCTACCGGCGAGTCCGTCCTCCCGTCCGGCGTTATGCACTCCAGTAAGGCGAAGGCGGCCTTCGGCAACACGCCCAGCGGGGGCGAGAATATTGCGCCCGCCGGCAAGTTGAAGTCGGTAAACAGTCTGGCGCGCGGCGGCAAGCTAAAGATCAAAGTAAAGAAGGGTGCGCTGCATGAGGAACTCGGCATCGCCAAGGACGCGCCCATCTCATCCAAGCGTTTGTCTGCAGCTAAGTCCAAGGCCAAACACACCGGGAACAAGAAGCTGTTGAAGCGGGTCGTTTTTGCCGAGAACGCTCGCAAGTGGAATCATGCTGATGGCGGGGCGGTCACGCGCCCCGAAGTCAAGAAGATTGCGGACCGAGAGGTCGCCGTCCACAACCGCAACCCCAACGCTCATCCGAATATGGCTGGCGGTGGGCGGGTTCGCAAGCGCAATTATGACACGGGCGGTGCCGTCCCTTCGGCCGTCCCATTGGTGCACGGGAACAGCGCCTATCAGGGTAGTTCCGTGGACAACATCGACGGTCAGGCGCAGCAGACGGACCGGGCCGTGGACGTATATGGTCGCGGGTCGGCACCGATGACCAAGGAGGCTATCGCGGCGGCCATTTCCAACGCCATGGGTCTCATGGGCGGCCTCGGACCGATTGAGACCGCCATGGCTACGGGATTGGAACGAGCGACGGGTAGCGCTCCGGGATCGCTCGGCGGCATCCAAGACGTGCCGGGCTACGTAGGCCCTAACCCAGCCGGGCGGACTGCGATAGCATCCGGAAAGGCTCTCTTAGGCTCGCAACAAGCAGCGGACCGGGCTGCCTCCATGGCGGCGCGGGAAGGCACCAGCTTCGGCGGCGGGACTGGCAACACGTCAGTGGCCGGCGGGCCGTCAGTCGGCGGCCTCGCCATCGGCAACGACGGGCGGGTGGCCGGCGGCATCAGGCGAGGCGGCGCCATCCGAAAGGTACGCGGCTTCAACGGCAAACCTTTAGTAGGAGTAGGAAGTTGACGCAGCGACAGGACGACATTCAGGCGCTGGGCAAGATCAAACAGCGTTACGATAATGAGGCCGGCGCGATGATCGGTCGCGCCATCCGATACTTGCAACGGTTGGAGGCCGAAGATGCCGCTCAAGAAAGGCAGCAGCCAAGCGACGATCAGTCACAACATCGAAGAAATGGTGGAAACCGGGCATCCGCAGAACCAAGCGGTAGCGGCGGCGGAGAGGACGGCACACCCCAACTCCAAGAAGCCGGTTAAGAAGGCCAAGGGTGGTCTGATCAAGATGTCACCCTATTAGGGGGACGATAGATGGCGGCAATCTCCGTCGGACAGACGAGCTTCACACTATCGAAGATGCTGGACCACGCGTTCCGGCGCTGCAAGGTGCCGGCGCAGAAAATTACCTCGGAGCTGCAAGCTACGGGCCGCGAGTGCATGCAGCTCATCCTGATGGACTTGCAGAACCGCAAGAAGCCGATGTGGTGCAAGGAGAAGCTGCTCTTGCCTATTTATCAGGGCGAGGCGGAAGTAATGTTGCCGGACGGGACGATTGACGTGATCAAAGCGTTTTATCGTACTGTGCCGCGCGTCGGCGACTCCTACAACACGTCGGCGGGCGGCACGGCGTCCCTGGCGGATGACGGCGATCTTTCCACGAGCTGCACACAGACGGCGCCTAACGGTTACATTTCGGTGCAGTCGTTCTCGCTGACCACCATTAATACGGTCGGTCTTATGCCGAACGGTGATCAGTTTTACAATCTCGTGTTCGAGGCATCAAACGACGGCGTCACGTGGACGCTGGTGCAGACGATCGATCCGCCGTTCGGAGAGGTTACGTCTTTCTATCCCGACAAGAAATGGGCGTGGTACGATGTAGTTTCGCCGGCCTCGGCTTTGTTCTTCCGCGTGCGGGAGACCAGCGGCGGAACGCTGAACCTTCGAGAGCTGGTCGTGTGTTCGCAGCCGCTCGACACTCTGATGTATCGGATGAACCACGACCAGTATATGTTGCAGCCGAATAAAGTGGCGCAAGGGCGCCCGCTGCAATATTGGCTGAACCGTCAGATGGACAATCCAGTCATCACCTTGTGGCCACCGCCCAGCTTTGCTGAAATCCTGAATTGTCTGTATGTGTGGCGGTCGCGTTACATCGCCGACGTGCAGGACGTAAATCAGCCGATTGAGGTACCGCGTCGCTGGTATGAAGGTATGACGTGGAAGCTGGCGGACTCGATCTACAAAGAGCTGTCGCCTGAGATGACGGACCCCAGTGTGGCACCCGCCATCCTGGAGGGGTTGCAAACGTCATGGTCGCCGATGATGGCGGAGGAGCGAGACGATAGCCCGATCCAAGTAACATTCAATCTGCGCCGGTATACGAGGGCCAGATAATGCCTAAGTGGCTAGATACCACTGGCCGGACAACACTAGGCATCGGCATCTGTGACCGCTGCAAGCGAAAGTTTTCGCTAGACGATCTTTATCCGGACCCGAATTCACCGGGATTGCGGGTGTGCGCCAAGGACTGGGACATCTACGACCCATACCGGCTGCCGCCGCGCGAGACCGAAGACATCACGCTTCCCTTCTACCGCCCGGATGAAGCCTTGATAGTGACAACGACACCGTCTCCGGTGGCGACCGTCACTGTGATCAACGGGAATTTCTTCTGGAACGTCTGAAATGACGATCCTCGACACTCCTTCCGCCGCCGCCATAATCAAGGTAGAGCAGTTTCCAACTGCGGTCCTGCCTAAAGCTACCGTGCCGTTGGCCGGCACGGAGCTGATGGCGATAATTCAGAGTGGCAACGACGTTTATGCTGGCGTGTCGGACATCACGGCGGCGCAGTCGGTACAGACGCAAAACCTGCACGATCTGATCATTTCAGGTAATACGGCGGGCGTGACGGCCCTGGTGTCGTCCGGCACGTTGACGCTGGCCGGCGGCAATAACATCACCTTGTCGCAGGCCGGAAACGCGATCACGATATCAGGCGCAGCCGGTGGTGGTGCCAATTTTTCGGCCGGCGTAAGCAATCTTGGAAACACGCTAGGCAGCACCGGACTTACCGGAACCCAGTTAGTATTGGTCGGCGGCAACAACGTCACTCTGTCGCAGTCTACCGGACCTAACGGCGGGTCGGTGACCATATCGGCGTTCAATCAGTCGGCACAGACGCAGGATCGTTTCGACCTTACCATTTCCGGCAATACCGCCGGTGCGGGAGCGCTGGTGTCGTCCGGCACGTTGGCGCTGGCCGGTGGTAACAATATTACCTTGTCGCAGGCCGGCAACGCTGTCACCATCTCAGGAGCGGCGCTTACCGCCGGGTCCGACACTATTGGTATGTCGAACCTTGGAAATACTGCCGGTACGTCCGGCGTGGTGTCGGGCGACTCCATCCGGGCGCTCATCGTCGGCGGACCGAACGTCACCATTAGTCAATCAGTTGACGCCGGCAACAGATCGGCGACTTTGTCAGTATCGGTGGCGGCACAGACGGCCGAGTCTAATACGTTCGGCATGTCTAACCTTGGGAACACTGCCGGTACGTCCGGAGTGATCTCGGGCAATCAGCTTCGCATGCTGGTAGTCGGTGGTCCCAATATTACAGTGTCGCAGTCCACCAACGCGTCGAGCGCGACGCTGTCCATTTCGGCCGCCGCGCAGACGGTGCAAACGCAGAATCTTTTCGCACTTACCATCTCCAGCAATACGGCGGGCGCCGGGGCGCTCGTATCGTCCGGCACGTTGACGCTGGCGGCGGGCGCCAATATTACGTTGTCACAAAACGCCGGCAACGCCATCACCATCATAGGCCCTTCTCCTTCCGGCGGTGCCTTCTCGGCCGGCGTCAGCAATCTCGGCAACACGGCAGGGTCGACCGGCGTATCCGGAACGCAACTGGTGCTGGTCGGAACAAACGGTATTTCACTGTCGCAGTCGACTGGCGCGGCGGGCGCAACCGTCAGTATCAACTTTACGCAGTCGGCCGAAAGTAACACGTTTGGCGCCTCAAACCTTGGTAACACGGTCGGCACGTCCGGCGTAGTGTCCGGCAATCAACTGCGTATGATTGTGGTTGGCGGACCGAACGTCACGATTTCACAATCGATTAACGGCTCGAGCGTTACCCAATCGATTTCCGTTGCAGCGCAGACGGTTCAAACGCAAAATCTTGTAGACGTTACTGTCGGCGGCGTTAATACAAATGGCGTGCTTGCCCTCATATCGTCTGGCACTATGACTTTGGCAGCAAGCGGGCCTCTTATAATATCGCAAGCCGGTAATGGTTTAACATTTAGTGCGTCCAATGTTATATTTCCTAGTGACGTGCTGGGCATGTCAAATCTTGGAAATACGGCTGGTACGACCGGCGGCATTACTGGAACTGGGTACAGCTTTTTCTTGGCCGGCGGTGACAATATTACGCTTAGCCAATCGGCCGGTGCGCCATTTAATGCGGCCACTATCAGTATTAGTGCAAACCCGCCGTTCGTGGCGGGCGTCAGCAATTTAGGCAACACGGCGGGCGCTACGGGGGCTACCAGCACGCGCCTTGTGCTGGTTGGGTCGAACAACATTACCTTGTCGCAGACTACTGGCGCGGCGGGCGCAACGGTAAGTATTATAGGCGCGGCCGGCGGAGCGGCAGGAACAAATACTTTTGGTGCCAGCAATCTTGGAAATACCCTAGGTACCAGCGGAGTGATCTCAGGTACCGGCTTGCAAATGATCATTGTCGGTACCAACAATGTTACAATTAGTCAATCTATAAACGGTTCATCCGCTACACTTTCTGTAGTTGGACCAACTCTATTTTCGGCTGGCATCAGCAATTTAGGCAACACGGCCGGTACTTCGGGTCTGGCGTCCAATCGCATCGTGCTGGTCGGCACCGATACCATCAAGTTGTCGCAATCGAGCAGCGGTGACAGCGCAACTATTTCATTTGGCGAAAATGTCACGTTTAGCCAGTACGCGCCGTTCATGCTGTATGCGCCGCAAACAGTAAATGAAAGTAATGCCACAGCGCATTTCCATCCATTTAAGGTAGAGCGATATGCTTCGGCGACTCGGGTGGATATTTATCGGTCGTTCTCGCTGGGCAGTACCGGGACGATTACGGCTACGCACTCACACGCGGTGGCCATTTATACCAAGAACGCGTCCACCTTGTCGGCGGCCACCATCGGTGGCGCCAGCGTTGGAATTTCATACACGAGTACACAATCTAATGCTAGTTACAACGGTATGCGGCGACTTTCTATTGGTATGAACGTTAATTTAACGCCGGGTGAGTATTGGTTGGGTGTGTGGTACCGTAGTAGTGGTGGACAATTGTCAGCATCAGATTTTATAGTTATGATTCCTACGGGCGCAATGGTAGTAAGTGGAGATTTTGGGGCGGCCAGCAATGCTTCTGCTCAAGTGGTATTAGGTATGGGTGCATTGTCGGCATCGTCTACCACTTTAAATAGTAGTGTTGCATTTTCAGATATTGTATTGTCTAATCAATCAATGTGGCGAATGATGTACGCAAACATGGTCAATCTAACGGTCTAGCGGGGCAATCAATGGTAGGCAGGCATAACGACAATCTGAAAGAAAGTGTAGAACGGTTGCATCGGGGCCGCACTTATGAAGACTTGACCACGATCATCGTTGTTCCGACGCGCGGCGAGATACCAGCCAAGGTAGTCGGGTCGTGGATGGGACTTATGCGCCCGATGAACCAAGTGTGCGCTGGTCCGGACTTTTGGGCGGGATATGAGGTCGGCGACGCGTACAATCGCGCGGTAGAAGCCATCCTTGCCACGAATGCTAACATTCGAAAACAGCAACCGGCGGGCCGCCCATTCCGATACATGCTGACATTAGAGGATGACAACATTCCGCCTCCAGACGGCATCTTGAAGCTTATGGAAAGCATCAAGGACTACGATGCCGTCGGCGGTCTGTACTGGACCAAGGGTGAGGGTGGGCAGCCCATGATCTATGGTAACCCAAATGTGACGCCGCGTAACTTTGTGCCACAGATGCCGGTGGCAGAAGCCATCCAGAAATGCAACGGTCTCGGCATGGGCTTCACGCTTTTCCGCATCGAGCTGTTGGAAAAGATGGCGCCGGACATGCCAAAAGGGTCGGACGGCGTGCGCCAGTGGTTCCGCACTGTGCAGGAATGGTCGGCGGAAAAGGGAGGCAAGGCGTTTACTCAGGACTTGTGGTTCTTCGATCAGGCGGCCAAGTACGGAGCGAGAGTCGCCAGCGACAATCGAGTACACGTGGGGCACTACGACAAGATCAACGATATCGTCTGGTAGAAAGGTTGAGGAAATGAAAGCACTTATCACTGGCGGGGCGGGTTTCATAGGCCACCATGTGGTGGACTATCTGCTCAAGAATACCGGCTGGGAGCTGACGATCTTGGATCGGCTCGATGGCAGCGGCAATCAGATGCGATTGATGGAGCTGGATGACTGGTACTATTCTTGGTCCAAAGGAAGAGTAAAATTTTGCTTCCATGACCTCCGGGCGCCGTTTTCCGATCAGGTGTCGGCGCAGATTGGAGAACACGAGATCGTGCTGCATCTGGCGGCGGCGACGCACGTTGATCACTCTATCCGCGACCCGTTGTCATTCGTGATGGACAACGTCGTATCTACTTGCAACCTACTTGATCACGTGCGCAAGGTCGGATGCGACAAGATGATTTACTTCTCGACTGATGAGGTCTTTGGTCCGGCGATATACGGCACGGCGCATGCCGAATGGGATCGCTATCGGTCCGGCAACCCGTATGCCGCCACCAAGGCCGGCGCGGAAGAGCTGTGCGTCGCCTACCAGAACACTTACCGCGTGCCGGTCATCATCACACACTGTATGAACGTGTTCGGAGAGCGCCAGCACCCGGACAAATTCATCCCCGGAACGATAGCTCGAGTGTCGCGCGGTGAGAAGGTCCTCATTCATTCCAATGCTGCGCGGACCAAAGCTGGATCGCGCTTCTATATTCATGCGCAGTCGGTAGCGGAGGCCCTGTTGTTTCTTCTCGAGCAGGGTTTCGTGCCGGGCGACAAGTACAATATCGTAGGAGAACGCGAAGTCGACAACCTCGAGCTGGCAACGATGATTGCCAATTACGTCGGCAAAAAACTGATCTACGAGATGGTGGACTTTCATTCTTCTCGGCCGGGCCACGATTTGCGTTACGCGCTCGATGGTCGAAAGATGGCAGCGATGGGGTGGGGGCCTACGGCGGGGCTAGAGGAGCGTCTACAGTCGGTGGTGACATGGACGCTGAACAATCCGCATTGGCAACTAGGGTTGAGGAGTGCTGCAGAATGAATGACGGAAATACAGTGCTTGCGCCGTCGCTGGTTCGGATCGATCTCGGGGCGGGGCAGAATAAGAAGGAAGGATTCACCGGCATGGACCGGTGGGAGGGGTCAAACATCGTCCACGATCTCTTGGACCTTCCGTGGCCATTCGAAGATGGAAGTGTCGACGAGCTGCATTGCAGTCACGTCATGGAACATTTCGTTGGCGAAGACCAGATGAAGATCATGGATGAGGCATTCCGGGTTCTGAAATTTTCGGAAGCGGATGCGTCGTCAACCATCGGAACGTTGACCGTCATTGTTCCCAGTTGGAATTCCGTGCGCATGTGGCAGGACCCGACTCATAAGTCGCCGTTTCCAGATGCCAGGGCGCACTACTTCAACAAGGAATGGAGGACGCTGAACAAACTTGATCATTATCCGATCAAGAGCGATTTCGACTTCACGGCGTTCTATCAGATGATCGATCCGGGCAATGGCATTCCGGGCTTTATTACCAGATCGAGAGAAGCCCAGCTCTTCGCCATGCATTACTACAACAACGTGATAGCAGACACGACCATCGTGTTCCGGAAGGCGCGTCGGAAAGCATAAAGGGCAGTAGGACCATGAGTGTCCAAGAAGCACAAATTCCACCGCATGCGGCAACTCGTCGAGATAACGTCAATCGTTGGGTAGAAGACCCTTATTTTAAGCTACTTACGCGCGGCGCTATGCTATTCGTAACGTTGGCGGCGGCACCGGTCATTGGGTGGACGCTAAAGACCCTGATCGATGTGACGAACGTCCAGAGCGGTCTGGCCATCGTGCAGTCTCAACAGCAGTCGCAGATATCGGCGATACAAATCGCACAGGCTAAGATTGTCGATGCCAGCGCGGTTGAAATCCAATCGCGCATTGCCAACGACTCCACGCAGGCAGCAAAGATCGAGTCGCTCAATGATCAGGTGCGCAACAACACTTCTGGCATTGAGAAGCTCTACGACAAGATCGAGATGTTGTACAAGGATGGATTGAAACGATGAGAGAGATCATCATGGGTTCAGCGGGCGGCATTGGCGGGGCCGGCATCAGTAAGTCGGTGGCTGATTACGTCAACTGGGGATATGAAACGTTTCACGGAACGCCGTTCCCCGACTACATCAGAGAGGACAATGCGACGACAGCACTGTTCCTCATCGGCCTGTTGGGTTCGTATCTGGCGGTGAAGTTCGTGCCGAAGGACCCGACTAGCGTCGATAGCAAAGTAAACAGCGCATTTGCGGCGGGGGTTGGTAGTGAAAAGAAGAGGCAGAACGATGAAGACGGCGTTACTGCTTAGCATCGGATACTTCGCTGGGTTGTTTACGATTCCAGCGTACTACTACGCACCATATCTGTTGAGGTTGATACCTCGGAAAGGCTCTAAATGAAAATGGCACTTCGATGCGTGGCCTTCGCGGTTATCATGATCGTCGCGGGCTGTACGCATGACTCGCCGTCGGCGGGTCTCCTGGCCATCGACCAAGATTTCACCAAGGCTGCCGGTCGCGTGGTGGCCTACGAAGCTCTTCCGCCTTGCTCGGCAACGGTCACTGCTAATTGCCGTGATCAGGCCGTCGTCGACGCGCTCAAGGCGGACGTGAACGACGGCGATGCGAAGCTGGACGCGGCATGGAAGACGCTGGCGTCGGCGGACATCGCCACGGCGGGGGCGGCTCGCGATACGCTCAAGGCTGACCTCACCAAGAATCATGTGCAGTAGGAGGAATTCATGGGCATAGGTGCGATCCTGCTACTCATCAGCAATCTGCTTCCGCAGATCGAGGACGGCGTCGAAGAGGCCGTGCCGCTTCTGCAAAAGCTCAGTGGTCTCGTCGCGAACCTCTTCCACGGCAAGGACCCGACGCCGGAAGAAATTCAGGCAGTCCAGGCCGCCCGGAAACTGGTCGTCGCCGCCGTTAACCGGGGCTAAGGCATCTAGCGTCCAGGGTCCCGGCATGCTATTCTATCTTCGGCCGGGACTCTGGAACGAGGGTACCACTGATTCATAAGAGTTCCAGGGAATGGCAACAACCCTAACTTTTGATTCCTTACAGGCGGACATGGTAGCGTACTACGAACGTGGTACGCCGATCACGGACCCGACTGTAGTAAACCAGATTCCACGACTCATCAACAACGCCGAGAGGAGAATAGCTAAGGAACTAAAGGTCCTAGGATTTTTGGTTCCTTCGCTATTCATCATGATACGCGGTCAGGCCGTCTATGACAAACCGGACCGCTGGCGAGAAATAGTCTCGATCAATTACGCCTTGCCGACGCTGTATACGACCGCGTCGAGACAGGCGGCGGCCGGCGTGCGCACTCTGGTCTTTCAGAAGCCGCACCCCTTCTCGGTTGGAAGTTCTATCGTGGTGATAGGCGTCGGCGGGTCCGGCTACAACTCAGTGGTGGCAGGCGTCTCGATATCGACGTATGTCGTCACGGCGACCACGCAGTTGAGCGTTACTTACTTCAATGGCGCCACGACCGAAGGATTGACGGCGGATACGGGTGGAGTCGTATATTTGCAACCGAACAAGCGGCAGCCATTATTTACGCGTCCGTACGAGTACATCCGCAATTACTGGCCAGACGACTCAGTCCTCGGGACGCCGGAATTCTACGCTGACTACGATTACGGCCATTGGATAATGGGGCCGACGCCACAATTTACGGTTCCAGCAGAATTTAACTACTACGAGATGCCGCAATTGCTCGATGCCGGCAACCAGCAGAACTGGGTGACGGAGTACGCTCCGGAACTGTTGCTGTACGCGTCATTGCTTGAGCTGGCACCATTCTTAAAGAATGATGAGCGCATTCCGACATGGCAGTCGGCTTATGATCGGGCGGCTTCGGGTCTGTCGCAACAGGACATCGGGCGCATGAAGGATCGGGCGGCGGAAAGGAACACTGAATGACGACCTCCTTCACTAGCCTGTTTGGCGGGACAGTAACCGCTCCATCACAGGTCAGTTATTCGGCTCTGACGATATCGGCCGACACGGAGCTTCAATGGCCGTTGGAAGCGTCTAGCCCGACCCTACCTGTCGTGGCCGATACGATGGACGTTACGGCAACGGTTGGCGGCCTGCATCTGGTGTTACCGGATGCAACGCTGGTAGGACCAGCGTCGGCGATCTTGATTTCGAACGTTGGCGCCAATGATTTCATTCTGCGAAATAATCTGTCTGTCGATCTTACTTCAATAACAGCAGGACAGACCTTCTTAATTTACCTGACGGGCACGTCGGACGCTGGTGGTACATGGCGTTTTGTGCAGATAGGAGCGACCACTGCCTCCGCTGTGGCTTCGGCGCTGGCCGGTAACGGCCTTAAGGTTACGGGTTCGCTCCTAGCGCTGGCCATACCGACGTTCGATAAGAACGTGTCGGGGTATACTATCGGTGAGGCAGACCGGGCGCATCTTTTGCGCTGGACCGGCGGCGTTGGTACTTTCAACCTTCCAGACCCCACGACGATGGCGAGCGACTTTATTACGCTCTTTCGCAACGATGGGTCTGGCATCTTAACTTTACTGCCGGCGGTAGGGACCATCAACGGCGCGGCCTCGGTTACGGTTAATCCCGGTGGGTCCGGGTTCATCATTGATAACGGGTCGCTCTATATTACCGTGGGCATCGGTCTTAGCCAGACGG